CCGATTTCTCCTAGAGAGTCGACGCTTGGTCGGGAGGTTCAAGCTGTGAAGTAACTATATTTTGTGAAGAGTCGCTAGCGTGCCTGAATCTGGAGATTGGCGGCAGTGAGTCGTTCCAACGGCTGCCACTTCTTCGAAGTGCGGCGCCACCGAGGCCGGAGATCGCAGGGGTGGGACTCGTGATCCATCTGTGGCGGCACATGGTACGCCCGTGTGTTGGTGAGGGACGGTCCGTGTGGGGCTGGGTTCGCGGACGGATGGCGGACAAAAGATCTTGAGGCCGGTCTCCGTGAGGGAGAACCGGCCTCTGACCTGCACCTTTGTGTCGGGGTGGCGGGATTTGAACCCACGACCTCTTCGTCCCGAAGTCTGTCCCTGTGCGTTGGAGTTCCGAACCGGAGCCTATATGACCTGCGGGTACGCGTGACGACAGGTAGGTACACGTCACGACAGGTCATGACCAGCACACGTGGACACACGCTGATGCGTGGCGACACACACCAATACCTAGATCATCTCCCGCCCGTCTCCCACCGGTCGGGCGAATCGGTGCAGGTCGCCCGGCCCGTCCCGGCCGCCGGGAGTGGGCGGCGGCAACGTTTGCCGTTTGACAACTATCCCTAATTCATGCCAAAATAAGGGACAGTAGGCGAGTTGGGAGGGACGCATGAGCGAGCGCGAGACCGGCGGCTGGATCAGGTTCCGCCTCAAGGGCGAGGACAGGATCCGGGAGGGCGTCATCCGGCGGAAGCTGAACGACGGCTCCTACGCCGTCGACACGGACGACGCACACCTGTGCGTCTGGCCCGAGCAGGTCCTGGACGACTGACCACCGAGGAGGAGACATGGCCCGCACCAACGCGAAGGTCCACGACATCGACTGCGACGACGACTGCTGCGCGGGCAGCCACGCCGACGCCGTCCGGAGCAAGGTCGACGGCCTGTACGCCGAGGCCGACGACCCCCGCACCTCCCCCGCCCGTGCGCGGGAGCTGGCCGGGAAGGCGCACCGGCTCCTCGCGACGATCGAGCCCGCGCCCGGCCCCTGACCCTGAACGCGAAAGAGAGCGCTCCCGTACCGGGGGCGCTCTCTGCGTCTGGTGGTGCGGGTACGTAGCCCCCGCTCGGGGCGTGACGGTCCGGGCGGCGAGGAAGGCCCAGTTACCAGTCGCAGGTACGAGGCCCCTGCTCGGGCGTGGCCTGGAGGATCAGGCGGTGGCGGTGCGCAGCCGCGGCTTGCGCTGGCCGGCCTGGAGCAGCTCGTCGAGGACGGCGACCGGCGAGTGCGGGTCTCGTCCTGCCGCTCGGTCGAGGTCGGCCCGCTGCGCGAGGGCGGTCTCCCAGCGCTTCTGTAGGGCGTCGCGGAGCTCGGACCGCATGAGCGGTGAGACGTGGCTGTAGACGGCCTTGATCCCTTGCATGACGTGTCCCATGCGCTCGTGGCGGAGGACGTCCGGGATGCGGTCCTCCTGCATCCAGACCTCGTGCGCGTGGCGGCAGCGGTGCGGGGTCAGTCCGGTCCTGAGCGGCAGCCACGACGCGAGGGCCGGCCCTTCCGCTCCCTCCGTGACCGATGCCCGGTCCACACGGGGCGTGTGCGGGACCGTGGCCGCGCCGCTCCGTGAGGTGCAGGGTGTTCCGGTTGGGGCGAGGCACGTCTTCTTTGGGCAGGACACCGCGAGCGCATCCGGGGCGTCGTGGCGGGTGAGGCCGCGGCCGCGCGGGGGGCTCCACTCCGGGCCCTGCGCGTACGGCCAGGCCGGGCGCAGTGGACGGCCCGTGTTCGCGTCGACGAGGACGGGCCTTGCGGGGCGCGGGTCCTTCCCTCCCTCCTCCGGGTACACGCCGTCGATGGCCGGGTGCCAGTACCAGGTCCCGAAGTTCGAGCGGCTGTGGTGCGCGGGGGGGGCGAACTGGTGCCCGTCGTTCGTCACCCTCCCGGCCGTGAGGAAGAGGTAGCGGCCGCTGCCGCCGCAGTCGTCCCGGCAGGAGCAGGTGCCGGTGGCGCGGTTCTGCATCTGGCGGGACAGCAGGTCGGTCAGGAAGGGCGGCTTGTCGATGCGGCGGGCCGAGTCGTCCTTGGGGGGCACCTTGAGGAACTGCCCCCGGTACTCCCGGAGCTGCCAGTCGAGGTCGATGCGGTCCAGGTGGTGGACGTCCTCGTTCTCCAGGCCGAGGGCCTCGCCCCACCGCATCCCGGTCCAGGCGAGCGTCACGATGTGGATGAACTCGTCGTCCCGGCCGGACATGATCGCGCACCGCTCGGCGACGAGGAGGGCGCCGAGCGGATCGAACCACGACTTCTGCGAGCTGCGCGCGCTGCGCTGGTTGCGGTGCCGCTTGCGGCCGCGGCCGCGGCGCTTCTCCGCGACGTTCACGCCCGCGTAGCCCGCAGCCATGGCATCGCCGAGGATCGTGGAGAGCAGGTCCCGCGCGTCCGATGCCGTCCGTTGGGAGTAGGTGCCGCGCCCCTGGAGCTTCGGCGTCCTGCGGATGCGCTTCTCCCAGGCCTCGATCTCCTCCCGCCTGTGCAGGCTGTTCAGGGGGCGCTCGCCGAAGGCGGGGATGATGTGCTGGTCGATCAGGTAGCGGTACCTGCCCTCTGTCGTGTCCTCCAGGTCCTGGGCGGGGAGCCACTGGCCGCACCAGTCGGCGACGGTGATCTCCCCTCGGGCCGGGTCGAACCATGCCGGCCCGGCCCGGCGGATCTCGGCCTCCTTGTCGTTCCCGTATTGGAGCGCGTCTTGCTTCCGTTCGAACGGTCTTCCCGAGTCGTCGGTCGTCGCTGAGGCCCAGGTGCCGTCGGGTCTCTTGTAGCGGCTGCGCCAGGTCGGTCCGCGCTTCTCGGCGTACGCCATGGGGGGTGGCTCCTTGCGAGGTCAGGAGGTGGGAGGGCGCGTGCGCGCCCTGGTTTCTCCAGCATGTTGGCCGGTGGGCATGCCCTGGGGGTGGCGAATGCTCAAGGCTCGGGATGTCCGGGGGGACGCCGGGACGTCCTGGGCGGCTTCTCCGTGCTGCCGCTGTCCGGTTGGTCTGTGGCGTCGGCCCGCTGGACGGTTGCGGGTGCCGGCCCGGTGGTGGGGGCGGGGGTCGGTGTGGTGGGAGGCGTGGGCTGGGCGGGTGGCGTCGGGGTGGTGCTCGCCGGGTCCGGTTGGGCGGGGCTCGCCGTCGGTGGTGTGGTGCTGGCGGTGGGCGGCTTCGTGGTGGCGGGGGCTGTCCGGGCGGGGTGCGGCGTCCGGGTCCTGGTGGGGGACGGCTTGGGGGTGGAGCTGCGGGAGGTGGCCTTCGGGTCGGGTGCATGGCTGGTGGGTGCGCTCATGGCGGTGGTGCTCGGCGGGTCCTGTGTCGGGTGGGCGGCCTGCGAGGGGTGCAGGGCGATGACGGTCGCGGCTGAGGCGGTGACGGCGGCTGTGCTGGTGACGGCGGCGGCGGGGACGAGGGCGCTCGGCAGGGCGATCTCGGCCTCGCGGATCGCGAGGAGCAGCATCCCGGCGAGCAGGCTCCAGATCGTGGTGCCGCGGTGGCGTGACCGGTAGGAGCGGCGGGCCAGGTCTCGCACGTGGCGGGCCCGCATGCCCTTGAGGTTCGAGGAGATCACGGCGTCCGTGCTGAACACGACGCCGAGGAGGCGGGGCGGGAGGTCCTCGCTGCGGAAGACGGTGGGGCGGCGGTCGTCGGAGGCCTGGGTGGTGCGGGCGGTGAGCCACTGGTAGATGGCGGTCTCCGCGGCCTGGTCGGGCTTGCCGCCCTGGAGGATGCACAGCGCGGGCGGTTGGTCCGAGGAGACGGTGAGCCATGCGGCGCGCTCGCGGACGGGGCTGGTCGTGGACATGGCGGACCGGAGGGCGGCGGTGAAGTCTTCGGGTGGGGGGATGTCCGCCTGCGGGCGTCCGGACAGGGTCCTCACGAGGAGACGGAGGCGGGAGATCTCCTGGTCGCGCTCGTCGAGCGTCTCCTTGAGGACCTCGATCCGGCGGTCTGCGATGGCCCTGTTCACGGCGCGGCCCCCCATGGTTGAGATCGTGATGCCGGCGCGGGTGTCTGCACCCGGTCGCCTTGCGGTCACTTTCGGTGATAGCTGTCGATAATGGCCCCTGAACCACGGAATACGCAAGATGCGTATTCTGTGTGTCAGGAGTGCCGCTGAAACGAGAGGGGCCCGAGGCCCGTGACCGACTACAGTCCGACCGTCCGGCAGCGCAGGCTCGCGCGTGTGCTCCGGGATCTGAGGGACGAGCGGGAACGCACGGCTTCGGACGTGACGCGGGAGCTCGGCTGGTCGGTCACGAAGCTGACCCGGCTGGAGGCCGGCCAGATGTCGAAGCCGCAGCTCGGCGAGGTCGGCAAGCTACTGGACCTCTACGGCGTGGTCGGCGATGAGCGGGAGAAGATCCTCGATCTCGTCCGGCAGGCCCGGGTGAGGGGCTGGTGGCACGGCTACTCGGACAGCATGCCCACCGGGTACGCGACCTACGTCGGGCTGGAAGCGGAGGCCACCGGTGTCTGGAACTACGAGCCGTCGACGCTCCCCGGCCTGCTCCAGACACCGGACTATTCCCGTGCCCTGATGACCGCGCGAGGGGCGGGTCTGAGCGAGGAGCAGATCAGGGCGCGGGTGGAGCTGAGGCAGCAGCGGCAGCGGCGGCTGTCCGAAGGGCTGAGGCTGTGGGCGATCCTGCCGCAGGAGGCGTTGGCTCGCTGCGTCGGCGGGCCCGCCGTCATGCTCCGGCAGGTGGAGCACCTGCTGGAGGTGGGGCGGCTGGAGAACGTCACCCTGCAGGTCGTGCCGCTGGACATCGGGGCGGTCCCGGCGTCGGGGCCCTTCGCGGTGCTGCGGTTCGAGCACGATCTCGATCCAGAGGTCGTCTACTGCGAGACGCCGGGGGGCGGCCTCTGGGTCGAGACGGCCGATGAGGTGGCGTCCTTCATGCTCGACTTCCAGCGGTTGATCGCGGTCTCGGCGTCGAGTGCCGATACGTTGAACGTTCTCGCGAAGCGTGCGGACGAGCTGGGGGGCGGTGCGGGATGAGCGCGGATCTCGTGTGGCGGAAGAGTGCGCGGTCGGATGTCAACGGGCAGTGCGTCGAGGTGGCGGCGTCCGGCGGGGGGATGCTGATCCGCGACTCGCGCGACCCGGGGGGCGGGCGGCTGGGCGTGGGGGCGGCCGGGTGGGCGGCGCTTCTGGCGGACGTGCGGGCCGGGAGGTACGACGCGCTCCGTTAGGGTCCGCTAGGGCTTGCGCCCGACGCCGCCGATCAGGCGCTGGGTGCCGATCTCCGCCGGTTGGTCCGCCCGCCAGCGCTGCACGTCGGTCAGGCCGTCGACGAGTTCGAGGCCGTCGAACGCCTTGCGGATCACGGGGATCGGCCGCGGCCAGAAGTGACCTTTGAACGCCTGGCGGACGCGCTCGAGGAACTCGGGCGGCGAGTCCTCGTCGGTGACGTGGGCGACCGCGAGGTAGGAGCCCGGGGCCAGCCGCCGCATCAGGGGCTTGGTCAGCGTGGCCGGCTCCTGCTCCACGTAGTGCAGGACCGAGGCCAGGAGGACGCCGATGGGCCGCGCCATGTCGAGGTGCTCGGCAGCCTCGTCGAGGATGGGCTCGGGGTCGCGGACGTCCGCCTGGATGTAGTGGGTGTGGGAGCCGCCGCCGAGGATCGCGCGGCCGTGGGCCAGGACGATGGGGTCGTTGTCGACGTAGACGACGCGGGCGTCCGGGATCGAGCGCTGGGCGACCTGGTGGACGTTCGGGGCGGTGGGCAGGCCCGAGCCGATGTCGAGGAACTGGTCGACGCCCTGGCTGGCGAGGTACTCCACGACCCGGACCATCCACGCTCTGTTCTGGCGGGCGTTCTCGACCAGGTCAGGCCATCGCGAGAGGTACTCCATCGCGTGCTGCCGGTCTACGGCGAAGTTGTCCTTGCCGCCGAGGAAGTAGTCGTAGACCCGGGCGGGGGAAGGTTCGTTGACGTTCACCTTGTCTGGAATGTGCCTCGCCATGCGTGGATGCTCGCATGGCGGGTGGATCAAGGTATAGATCAGTGGCCGGGTGCGGACACAACGTGTTCAGGCGGACGCGGAGTGTTCCTGGCCAGGGGGTGTCTGCTCGGCGAGGGCGTCGCGGTAGGTGGTGAGGCTGCGGATGGCTATCTCGCGCTCCTCTTCGCTGAGGTCGGGGATGTCCCAGATCGCTCGGAGGCCGGGGTCGTCGCCGACGAAGTCGGGGTAGGCGGGGGGCGCGAGGATCGCGCTGAGGGTGCCGTCCTCCAGTTGTAGGACCTTCTCCAGTCGACGGATCGTCCGCGGCTGGATGGTGCCCCAGCGGCGGCCGTTCTCCAGCTCGCTCAGGACCTTCACGCTGGGGCCGCCTGCGGCCTTCAGGTCTGCCTGGCCCAGGTCCAGGTCGATGCGTCGATCCTTGATGATCTTTCCCGCCCGCAGGTGGGCCGCGGGGGGTGGTGCCGTCTCCAAGAGGGTGCCCTTCTAGTGGTGGCGCCCTCTGATGATGCCCGACCGGGGGGATGGGGGTCTACGTACGGCGCGTATCCGCGCGTATCGGCGCGTATTGACATGTTGCCAACGGGGCCGAACGGGACCGAAGTGCGTCCGCGCGTGGCCTGGACTCTGGGGAGGTCATAGCGCGTACTCACTGGTATCTACTGGTCATTACTTGTACTTACTAGTCATGGCTAGTACTATTCCTATATGCATAGCAACGAGGAAGAACTTCCGGAAGGGGGTAGCCCGACCTCTGAGGAGGCCCTGATTCCGCCGGAGGACGTGGCGCGTCTCTTCAACAAATCGACTCGCTGGCTCAAGGACCAGGCGCGCCGGGGCAGGATCCCGCACCGCCGGGTCGGCCGGAGCTACGCGTTCGCCGCCGAGGACATCGCGGCGATGCGCGAGCAGTTCGGGCGGCCGGTGGGGAGCGGCGCCGGGTCGCGCAGAGGCCGGGCATGACCTCCCCCGCGTGCGAGGACGACTGTCCGCACACGCACAGCCCCGCCGACGCGGCGCAGCGGCTCGGGGTCTCCGAGTCGACGCTGCGCCAGCAGGCCGCCCGCCGCACGGTCCCGTCGACTCTGATCGGCGGTCGGCTCTCGTTCTCCGACGCGGACCTCGCAGAGATCATCGCGGCCGGCCAGCGCACGGTCCTGCCCGCCCGCACCGCCCGCAGCAGTCCACGTCGGCGCACCCGCTGACCACCCCCCGAAAGGAGGCTCTCCATGGCCGCCGCACGCGCCTCACGCCCCGGCGAGGTCACAGCGAGCGAGCTGGGTCCGGGCTTCGTGATCCGGCGGCATGGCAGCGAGCTGGAGATCAAGCTCGCCATCCCGTGGGCCGCCCGCAGCCGAGGCGGCCCCGGAGTGTTCGTCATCTGGCGCGTCCTGGGCTCGGAGCCCGACGTGCTCTACGGGGACGGCGTGTTCGCTCGCGACATGCCGTTCCGCCTCATCCGGCGGCCGATCGCCGGAGCCACTGAACAGGAGTAGATCAATGTCCCGACAGCCCATCAACGCGGACGAGCTGCTGACCCCGGCCGAGGTCGCGACGATGTTCCGCGTCGACCCGAAGACCGTGACCCGCTGGGCCAAGGCCGGCAAGCTCACCTCGATCCGGACGCTGGGCGGCCACCGCCGCTACCGCAAGGACGAGGTCGTCGCGCTGCTGCAGGGCCCGGCCCGGTGATCAGCCTCCTCGGCACGGAGCTGCCCGGCCAGGTGATCGGCCAGGACGCCGAGTTCTACGCCGTGCGGTACCACCAGCCCGGGGTCGGCGTCAGCCTGGACGTCTGCGGCTCCGAGGACCAGCTCCCGAAGGCACTGCGGGAGTACCTGGCGGACGGTGCCGAGGCCGAGCCGGTCAGGGTCATCGTCCGCGTCGACGGCGACCTCAAGCACCGGGTCTTCGTGCGGCACGTCCGCGAGCGCATCGCCGAGATCGCCACCGAATGCTCGACCGGGAGGGTCAGCTACCGGCTGGCGCTGGCCCGGCTGGGCCGCGTCACGCGGCACCTCGGGGAACTCGACCGGTCGGACAAGTTCGTCGAGCTGCTCGACGAGATGGCCCGCCGAGACGAGCTGCTGCGCCCCGCCAAGGGGCGCTGGGCGGACAACCCCGGCGAGAGCCGCCGAAAGCTCCTGGAGGCCGCCGAGGCGCGCATCCAGGAGGCGATCGACGCCCTCGCCGGAGGACCGAGCACGGTCATCGAGCCCTAGCAGGGCTCCGGCGCGAGGACGGCAGGGCCGCGGACTTGGCGGTTACGGCCCTGTCGTCCCTGCCTCCACACACACACGAACACCGTACCGAAGGAATCACTGAATGGATTCCCCTAGGGAGTACAAGACCCATCGGCCGTCCGGCCAGAAGGCGCCTCCCCTGGTCCTCCTCGAAGGCGGGGAGAAGACGGGGAAGAGCTACAAGGCGGCCGAGTTCACCGGCTCGGACCGGCTGAGCCGGTCGTTCTGGATCGAGTTCGGCGAGGTCACCGCCGAGGAGTACGGCAAGGTGCCCGGCGCGAACTACGAGATCGTCGAGTGGGACGGCACCTACGCCGACCTGTACGGCGCGATCCAGTGGGTCCACGGCAGGGCGCAGGCCGCCCGCGCGGCGGGTGAGAAGCCGGTGAGCCTGACCATCGACACCATGTCCGCGGAGTGGGAGCTGCTGCGCGGCTGGGTGAACAACCGGGCCCGCGCGGCGAGGTTCAACAGGGAGAAGCTGGAGGCCGATCCGGACGCCGAGATCGTGATCTTCCCGAACCTGTGGAACGACGCGAACGACCGCGACTCGGCGATCATGCGGCTCCTCATGACCTTCCCCGGCATCGTGATCATGATCTGCCGGGGCAAGAAGGTCGCCGCGTTCGACGAGGCCACCGGGCGGCCCATCGAGGGCCGGACGGACTACCGGGTCGAGGGCAACAAGCTGATCGCGTCCCGCGCCTCGTGCTGGGTGCGCCTGTCCCTGGACGAGCCGCCCAAGCTCATCGGCTGCCGGAAGGTCCCCGGCGGGATCGTGCCCGGCGTCAACAAGCCGAAGACGCTCAAGAAGACCTGGACGCTGGAACAGGTGATCTTCGAGGAGCTCGGCTACGACCCGGAGGCCTCGCAGGTCCCCAACCTGGTCTCCCCGAAGCCGGAGCGGCCGCCGGAGGACATCGCCGCCGACGCCCTGGCGCCCGGCGCCTCCCTGTCCAGGCTCTGCGAGCTGTGGGAGGAGGGCAGGCGCTCCCGCTACGGGTCGGTCACCGTCTCGAACGAGAACGGGCAGGAGGAACTGCTCCCGCACCTGCTCAAGCGGAAGATCGACGAGCACAAGGGCGTGCGCGTCAGCGCGGCCCAGATCCAGCGGATGGAAGCCCTCTGGCCGAAGGTCCCGCTGTCCGACGCCGGGGAGCGGGCCTCGTTCGTGCGGGAGGTCGTCGGCCGCCCGGTGAACGGGCCGAACGACCTGACCGGTGCCGAGATGGAGCAGCTCATCGCGCGGCTCGACGCGTGGGCGCAGCAGGAGACCCCGCCCCAGGCCGGCCACGAGCCGGACGGTTCGCCCGACGGCGAGAAGCCGCCCGCCGAGCCGGGCGGGGGCGACGTCGGCCCCGGCGAGGACGCCCTCGACGAGGACGACCTGGACGACGGCGACCGGTACACCGCGCCCTGGACGGCGGCCTGACCGGCTGCCCCTGACCTACGAACGAGAAGGAGCACGAGCATGAACATCAAGGAGATGGCGCTGCGGCTGGCCCTGCAGCAGGCCGTGTCGGAGGCGTCGACGGCCAGCTACAAGCGGGCCCGCACCGAGGCCGAGCCCGTGTTCGCGAAGGCGTACCGGGAGATGGGCACCGAGTCGCTCGGTGTGTGGCTGCCGGGCGGCCCGAAGATCGCGAAGATCAGCATCAAGGGCGGCAAGGTCACGTACCGGCTGCACGAGGCGGAGCTGCTCGCGTTCGTGGAGCGGCACCAGCCGAGCGAGGTCGAGGAGTTCATCGACCCGGTGGAGGCGACCCGCCCGGAGGTCCTGGAGCTGATCCGGGAGCACCGGCCGGACATCCTGCGGCGGCGGGTGCGCCCGGTCTGGCACGAGGCGAAGGCGAAGGAGGCCGCGGAGAACGGCGGCTACCTGGTGGACCCGGAGTCCGGGGAGAAGGTCAAGGTCGCCGACGTGACGGTGCATCCGCCGTCCGGGGAGTTCGCGTTCACGCCGGACAAGGGGAAGCGCGGCGAGGTGCTGGCGGCCCTCCGGGACCCGGCGCTCGCGGAGCAGGCGGGGGTCGCGGATCTGCTGTCGCTGCTCGGCGTGGATGACGGGGCCGCCGGGGAGTCCGGCGGCGAGCGGTAGGGGCTGTGGCCCTGATGCCCGCGCGGGGGCTTCGTACCCGCGACTTCCCGAAAGTCGACTCGCGCCCGCGCGGGGGCTTCGTGCCCGCGACGATCAGTTGGCCAGTGCAGTGCCCGCGCGGGGGCTTCGTACCCGCGACACCAGATGAGCACCTATCGCGCCTGAGCTGGGGCTTCGTACCGGCGGCACCTGAACGGCTTCCGTCCCTGAATTTGGCCTCTCGCATTGACATAGGCACTGATATAGGCCAAACTTAGGGACATAAGCCACTCAGTCAGCGGGAGCGCACATGTCAGCGGCGAAACCACCCACACCGGAACAGGCGGAGATCATCGACGCCTACCGGACCGGCGAGGACCTCGTGGTCGAGGCAGGGGCCGGCACCGGCAAGACCACCACGCTCAAGTACCTCGCGAACGAGAAGCCCAACCGCAGGGGCCTCTACATCGCCTACAACAAGGCGATCGCCAGGGACGCGTCGGCTGACTTCCCCCGGAACTCCTCCTGCTCGACCGCGCACGCCCTCGCCTTCCGCGCGGTGGGCCACCGCTTCAAGCACAGGCTGGACGCCCCCCGGATGCCCGCCCGCGAGGTCGCGAAGGCCCTGGGCATCAACGAGCCCCTCAAGCTCGACGGGAAGGTCCTCGCTCCGGCGCACGTGGCGCGGCTGGTCATGGAGACCGTGGAGCGGTACTGCCGCAGCGCCCACCGCGAGCCGGAGCGCTGGCACGTCCCCAACAAGCCGGGCCTGGACACCCTGGAGGACCGGGCCATCCTCCGGCAGGTCTTGGTGCCGCTGGCCCGCAAGGCGTGGGACGACATCAACAACATCGACGGTCGGCTCCGATTCGACCACTCCCACTACCTCAAGATGTGGGCCCTGTCCGAGCCGAAGCTGCCCGCCGACTTCGTGATGCTCGACGAGGCCCAGGACGCCAACCCGATCATCGCCTCGATCGTGGACGGCCAGACCCACGCCCAGCGGATCATGGTCGGCGACCGCAACCAGGCGATCTACGGCTGGAACGGCGCGATCGACGCCATGTCCAAGTTCCAGGGCACGCGGCTCCAGCTCTCGCAGTCGTTCAGATTCGGGACGCAGATCGCCGCCGAGGCGAACAAGTGGCTGGAGGCGCTCGGCGCGGACCTGCGGCTCCGGGGGTTCGACCGGATCAGCTCGATGGTCGCCCCGCTCGACGTGCCCGACGCGCTGCTCACGAGGTCCAACTCCGGGGCCATGGAAGCGGCCATCGACTACATGGGCGAGGGGAAGAAGGTCGCCCTCGTCGGGGACGGGGCCGGGATCAAGAAGCTGGCCGAGGCCGCCATCACGCTCAAGGCGGGCGCCGGGACCGACCATCCCGAGCTGATCGCGTTCCGCACCTGGGGCGAGGTCCAGCAGTACGCCGAGGAGGACCCCGCCGGGTCGGACCTGCTCACGTTCGTGCGCCTCATCGACGACTGGGGCCCGGACATGGTCATCGACGCCGTCGACCGGCTCGTCCCCGACCCGGCGGTGCGCGGCAAGCGCAGGCGGGGCCCGGTGATCCAGCCGGACGTGATCATCTCCACCGCCCACAAGGCCAAGGGCCGCGAGTGGGACTCGGTGAAGGTGTCCTCCGACTTCCGTGAGCCGAAGAGGGACCCGGAGGAGAACCGGGAGCCGGAGATCCCCAGGGAGGAGGCGATGCTCGCGTACGTCACCGTCACCAGGGCCAAGCTCACGCTCGACAGGGGCGGCCTGGCCTGGATCGACAACTGGAAGAAGTAGCCCCCCGGATGCGCCCGCCCCGCATCCGGGCGGGGCGGGCGCCGGGGTCCACGAGAGGACACCGCGATGCGAACGCACACCACGCCCGACGAGGGCACCCAGGACACGCAGACGACCGCGCACGACGAGCGGCCCGAGGCCCCGGCGGACGAGGGGCCGCAGGGCCGGGCGCCCGAGGAGGCCGCGCAGGACGGCCCGCAGGACGGCGCGCAGGAGGACGGCGCGCAGCCGGAGGAGGAGGACGTCGAGCGTGAGCGGCCTCCCCGACAGGAGGACCGCACCCGCGCCTGGTACGAGCACGAGATCCGGGCGGCGAAGGCCCAGGCCGACATCCTGGCCCTGGCCGTCCACGAGACCCAGAGGCAGTACCGGGCGGCCGTGGCCGACTTCGACGAGGCGCAGGCCCACCTGGAGGCGGTCCAGCGCGGCTACGCCTACCACCTGCGCAAGGGGCAGGTGCTCCGCCCCCGCGACATCGTGTCGAGCGACAGGGAGCTGGGGCTGGTGATCGGCGCGTCCGCCGTCGTCCCGGCCGGTACCTCCCCCGAGGACCTCGCCGAGTTCGAGGGCACGATGCGGGCCCTGCGCGAGCACGCCGGGTGCCAGATGGGGACCGCGCAGAACCGCAGGCTGATGGGGCCGGTGCCGGTGAACCCGGTCGACTGGCCGGAGAGCGACCGGCCGCAGGGCGGGCCGGGGCAGCAGGCGGCCGCGTGGCCGCGCCCCCCGCAGGGCCCCCCGCAGCAGCCGTACCCGCTGGCCGGCAGCCAGGCCCTCCCGGCGCCGACCCCGCCGCGCGGCCCGTCCGCCCAGCCCGCCCAGCCCGCCCAGCCCGAGCCGGTGGAGCCGCTCACGGGGCCGGAGAGCGACACCGCGAACGGGCACGGTGAAGCCCTGGGAAAAGAGGGTGGCGCGCGGTGACGGGGCTCATGAGGGGCACGCAGGACCGCTCCAGGAGCTACGCCTCGCGCGCGCTGCGCCAGCACGGTCGGCACCGGTCCGAGAGCCGCCCCCGGTGGGGCCTGTTCTCCCGGTTCTCGGCGGCCGCGTCGGTGATGCTGATCGCCCTCGGCGGCGTGACCGTGTGGCAGGGGGACCGCCCGGAGCGGGTCCGGCTGGACGTCGCGCCCGCCGCCGACGCCCCGGTGGTGCGGTACGTCGCCGAGGTCAGGTCCCAGGGCGGGGCCGCCGGGGAGCTGCCGAACGGGGAGCTGCTCGGTGCCGGTGAGGCGGTCTGCTCCGGCCTCGCCTCCGCGACCGGCTCCAGCGGCGTGGCCGCACGGCGCGGCCTGACCGAGCACGACATGCGGGTGGTGGCCCGCGCGGCCGTGACCCACCTGTGCCCGGAGAAGCGGGGGCAGCTCCGGGGCGGCACGGCGGTGGCGCCCGGATAGCCGGGACCACTCGCTGCACGACCCGTGTCCCGCCCGATCACCTCCCGGCGGGCGGGACACGCGGGGCGCTGGCCTGTACGGCACCGCTGGTGCCTGAGCCGAGCTCGGCCAGCGCCCGCCCGCCCGCCGGGTTCCTTCGGGGGCCCCGGCGGGCGGGCCGCGCTGTCGATCTCCGGGAGGTGCGCATGACCCGAAGGAAACCCGTCCAGGAGGTGCCGGAGTGCGAGCGGTGCGGCCAGCGGATCGTCTGGGCCCTGACCCGGCGGGGCCGCTGGCAGCCGCTCGACCCGGAGCCGGACCCGGGCGGGAGCGTCCTGGCGTACCGGGACGCGCTCGGCGTGCTGCGCGCCCGCTCCCTGGCCTCGGCCGGGGACGGGCCGCGGCATCCGCTGGAGCGCGTCCACATGCCGCACGCGGCCACCTGCGGGGGGCCGCGTCAGGAAGAGCCGCCCTGGGACCCGGCGAGCGAGCCGGTGGCGTCCACGGGGCGGCGGCGACTTGGCGAAGGAGAACGATGAGGACCGGAAGACATGCCCAGCCCAGGAGCCGCGTACGCGGCATCGCCGCCGGGACGGCGGCGGCCGTGGCGGCGCTCGCCGTGGTGTGGGCGGTGAGCCCGGCGGACGGGTCGGGGGAGAAGGGCGGGCTGAGCGGTGCGCGCACCCCGGCCGGCTGCTGTACCGGGGAGCCGGGGGCGACGTCCTCGGCGGGGTCGGCCGGGGGCGCGTCGGGTTCCCCGAGAGGGGGCGCCGCGCCCGACTCGGTGAAGGGCAGCGGCGCGGCCCCCGCGCTCCCCTCGCTCCCCGCGCCCCGCAAGCGGGCGAGGAGGCAGCGGCCCGGCTCTGAGCGCAGCCCTGAGCGCAGTGCGCGGCGCACCTCGAGGAGCACCCCGCAGAGCAGCCCCGGCAGCCCGTCGGACCGCCCCGGTGAGAGCCGGTCCCCGGCACCGTCCGGCGGGTCCGGGTTCCCCCTGTTCCCCGGCATGGGACCGGCGTCGTGAACGCCGCCGAGACCAGCGCCCCCGGCGGCGACGCGGACGAGGGCGCGGAGGAGGTGCCGGAGGAGGTGACGGCGGACATGGTGCTGGAGGTCACCGCGATCACCCGGCCGCGCGCCGAGCGGATCGCGACCTACGCCAACCACCGGTTCTTCGGGCGGCTCAACCGGGTGGACGCGGCGAGGGAGACCGGGGTCCGGAGCGACCGGACGCGGCAGCGCTACGAGTGGGTGGTCCGGCTGCTGATCACGCGGTTCGGCTTGCCGGAGCCGCCCGGGCCGAGGTCCGGCGGCTACGTCCCCGACTTCGACAGGGGCCGCGAGTCGGCGATGCACCTCGCCCACCACGGCGGCGGGCAGGAACGCGGCTGCCGCTACTGCGAGCCGGGCCGGGGAGCGGGACAAGGGACGAGGGGAGTTCGGTGAGTGGTGGTGCGCTACGACGGGAAAGGGGCCGTCCCGCAGGGGGGCAACCTGGGGTTGCCCCCCAATTGGCGCTCTTCCGCTCGCCGGGGGATCACCCTTGCCGCGTGCCCTCGGGGCCTCTGCGTCGCCCTCGGGGCCGCAGGAAGGATGCCGTGAGCGGGCGCCTCGTCGGGGACGTGATCGAGTGGCTCCAGACCCCCGCCGCGGCCGGGGTCGGCGACAACGAGGCCCTGGTCCTGATCACGATCGCCGACCGGGTCCTGTCCGAGGAGACCCGCGAGATGCGCCGGTTCAAGGGCGACCAGTGCAGCCTGCACCAGCGGATCTGCCGGGTCCTCGGGGTCACCCCCAAGGGGCTCCGGCCGGTCCTGCAGAAGCTCGCGCGGCGGGGGCTGGAGGTGCGGGTCGAGATCGGCCGGGATCGCCTGGGCCGCCCGATCTACGCGCGCCGGGGGCACGCGATGGGGTTCCGGCTCCCGGAGCTCCCGGCGTCGGTGCGGCTCCCGGAACGCGAGGACGAGGCGGAGCAGGAGGACGGGCCGGGTGGGCTGGCCGCCTGTGGATGAACGCTCCGGCCGCCCTGTGGACGGGCCGCCCCCCGCCCGGAGAAAGGGGCCCTCCACAGCGGCCCCTTTCTCCGTTAGGGGCCCTCCCCAGTGGCCCCTAACCGGATTTAGGGGCCCTCCACGGAAGCCCCTAACTCGGCGAAAGGGGCCCTCCACGGAAGCCCCTAAGTCGAGTTAGGGGCCCTCCACGCGGGCCCCCTAAGACGTATAGAAGCACCTACTCAAGCTTTGACCGTTAAGTACAACTGCACGTCTACAAGAAACTGCACCAAACACAAATTACTGTCATCACACCTAAAGGTGGAAGGTGCCGACTACGCGGAAAACTCGGACAAAAAGCGTGTGGACAATTCAGCTCGGCGGACACGCACACCCCGCGTCCGGTTGCCGCGCCCGGCGCCCTCCGCCTCCAGGAGGGGGAGCCATGATCGTCGCCCTGGTCGAGGTCCGGAGCTTCGCGGCCGGGTTCTGGGTGGGCGCCGCCGTCGGGGCGAGCGCGGTGCTCACCGCGTGCGTCCCGCTGGCGCGCCGCCGCGCCGCCGCGCGCCTCGCGCAGGCGGGGCCCGTGCGGGACGCGGGCGGGACGGAGGGGGAGTGAGCGCGCGGGGCCGGTCACGACCGGCCCCGCAGGGCGGGGGCCGGTCGAGCGGCGGTCGGGGAGCGGTGCGTCAGTCGCGCGGGGAGGGGATGCCGGCCTTGCGCCACAACTGCCGGATCCGCTCGCGCTGGTACCCGCTGGCGTCGGAGACCAGGCCCTGCGGCACGTGGGTCCGGCCGCAGTCGAGCAGGGCCGCGCTGAACGCCTTCTCGTTCTCGGCGATCTGCGCGGCCAGGGTCTCGATGCGGCGGAGGATCTTCTGCTGCTCGTCGCTGAGCTGGAGGTGGCCGGTCCCGCCGGGGAGGGTGGGGACGTCCGCGGCCTTCCAGATCTTCCAGATCTTGTTCTTGCTGAGGCGGCTTGACTCGATCACGCGCTGGCGCGGTACGACGGCGACCCCGGCTTCGACGATCGCGACCTCGAAGGCCAGGGTGAGCCGCTCCTGCTCGGCGGCGGCCCGCACCAGTCGCTCGTGCGCCTCGTTCTGCTCGGGGGTGAGGGTGACGGGTCGGCGTCCTGGACGGGGACCGGGACGTGCCGCCATCCCGACCTCCCGGACAATTTGGACCTTCGCAGGTACGCCTCGCGCGACCGGCGGAGCCTTGCCCGCCCGGCCGCGTCCCTTCGCGCCGATGTTCGCACGGGCCCCTCTGTCTCGCAAGTAGGCCATAGCTGGTGTCCATCCCTTCTGTCCTCATTGTGGGCATGTCACGTTGACTATGACTCTAGATTATGCCAAACTTAGGGACATAAGCAAGGTACGAAACACGCACGGGAGAGGCCATGCCACGCACCCCCCAGCACACCGCGCGACCCCGCATGCGCGTGAACCGGTACCCCGGCACCTGCAAGGACTGCGGCACGCACGTCCCGCGCCTGGCCGGCATCGCGCTCAAGGCGCCCGGCGAGCCCTGGCGGGTCGCCTGCGCCGACCACGCTGGCGAGACCCACGGCCTCCTCAACCCCTGGCGTGACGACCATCACGGCAAGGAGACCGGCTACGTCGGCGGCGAGTACACCCACCGCCACGCCCGCGCCCTCGTCGACCGCGAGTACCGCGACACCGACATGTACTCCGCCCCCTGCTCCTGCGGCGGCCGCCGCTGGGTCCGCGCCACCGTCGGCACCGTCGTGTGCCCCGACTGCGGCGGCGTCGGCTACGAGCACTGACCCCGACCCGACCCCGAACAGGAAGAGCCATGGAGACCGAGAAGTTCCCAGGGTTGACCGACTGGCCGGACGAGCTGGTCGCCGTCCGCCACCCGCTCGGCACCCGAGCCCTCGCGGCGGCCCGCCGCTACCAGTGGGCGGGAGAGCAGCGCCAGCGCGCCGTCGCAGAGCTGCTCCGCGCGATCGACATGAACAAGAACCCCATCGCGATCCGTCACGCCCGGCTCGTCGAGCGCAACTGGGACGACCGCCTCCGGAGGATCGAGGACCAGGTCTGGCCGCTCATCGACCGGATGTGGGGGACCGACCGCGAGCTCTGCTACCGCGTCAGCTCCTACATCTTCGGCGGCGGAGACGCGGAGCCGGGCCGGTGAGCGCCCCCGACCTGCCCCCCGGCCTGCCTGACGACCTGCCCGACGACACCGGGCACCACACCTGGCAGCGCATCCACGCCGCCCGCGAACGCGTCCGCGACAGCGCCACGGAGCGGGGCTCCCTCACCTGGCCCCTCGTCCTCCTCGAACGCGTCTACGCCGCGCTCGCGGCCCGCCCCGGCGACCTCGCCGAGATGCTCGACAAGGTCGCCGACACCGCCGCCGCCTGGGCGGACGCGGTCCGCCGCAGAGACGCGGCCGGTCCCGAGGGGCGGCCGTGACCGCCGACCCCGCCAGAGCCCCCGCCCGAGCCGCAGACCCGGACGACGCCCCGGACGGCGTCGAACCCGACGACGACCGCCGCGCCGCCGCCAGCATCCTCGACCGCGAGACCGGCAAGGTCCGCGTCCTCGACCAGCGATGCCCCGACTGCCTGTTCCGGCAGGCGGGCCGCAAGGCGTTCGGCGAGGACCGCGTCGCCGAGGTCATCGCCGAGAACCTCGAGGCGGGCGCGCTCCTCACCTGCCACAAGACCCTCCCCTACGGCGACCACCCCGAGATCGGCCCGGCCGCCTGCGCGGGCTTCTGGGCCCGCCACCGGTCCGACGTGCTCGTCGGACGGCTCGCCCAGCTCTTCCTCGGCGTCGCCCGCGTCTCCCTACCGAGAAAGGACCCGGCACATTGACCGACGACCACGAGCCCCGCGTGCTCACCCACCGGCCCAGGTGCAAGATCTGCCTCAGACCCGTCACCGGCGACATCCACGTCGGCCGCTTCATCGACAACGGGCGCCTGGTCTGGGAGGGCAGCGGCCACCAGCGATGCGTCCGCGCCGTGCTCGACGCCGACGCCATGGAGCTGGCCCGCGTCTGGGGCGAAGCCTGCGCGGCCGGCTACCACGAGTTCCCCGGCCAGTGGACGCGGGACCCGTCCGACCCGTACGACGACGCCCGGTACTGGGTCTGCGCCCGCGGCTGCGGCCACGTCCAGCGCCACCCCGGCTACGGCCACGGACGCATCCTGGCGATCATCGAGCTGTTCACCAGCGACGAGTTCGACCGGTACCTGGAGCGCCACGGCGTCTCCCTCGCGGAGGCCGCCCGATGAACCCGCCCGAGCAGACCCCGGCGACCCCCGACCCGGAGGCCGCCGCGCGGCCCGGCGACGTCGTCTTCCTCTTCCGCCAGCCGGAGGGCTCCGAGGTCCCGCCCCTGCTCCTCCAGCACGCGGTCCTCGCCGCGCTCCGGCTCGCGGGACTCCTCCCCGCCGCCGCCGACCCCCGGCGGGACCACCGCGACATCGCCGAGTTCCTCGCGCGAGGCCGCATGGAGCGGCCCGTGGTCCGGCGGCGCGGAGCCACCGGCTGGAACGAATGACCCCACGAGAAAGGGAACCGCACACCATGGCACCCGACCTGACCGCCATCGACGAACACCCCGCCAGCGACTCGGTGATCGAGGCGATCGCCCAAGACCTGGCCGACATGCGCACCCACCCCGACGACCGCCTGTTCTGCTTCCACCGCACCGTCGAGGTCGGCGAGCACATGGCATCCGTGCTGGCCCGCCTCCGGGACACCGAGGCGGAGCTGGCCCGCCTCCGGGACGTGGTCAAGGCCGTCTCCGACGACGCCCGCCAGCGCGGCGAGGACATGTTCACCGCCCGCGACAACGTGCGCGCACGCGACTGGGGGAAGGCGCGCGGCCTGGAACGCGGCGCGAACGAGCTGACCGACCTCGCCAAGCGGCTCCGCGCGGCCCTCACCGAGTCCCTCCTCGCCACCCAGGACCGGGCACCGGAGGCGCGGCCGTGAACGACACCGACGCGACCGGGCCCGCCGAGCCCGCCGAGCCCGCAGCCGACGAGACCCACTACTCCGATCGAGTCCTGCGCGACGTGCAGCCCATCAGCGACGAGCTGTTCCAGGCGTTCGTCGGGCACGTGCAAGAGCTGCGCACGCACCCCCACCCCGAAGGCTCCACGGACTGGTTCTGCATGAACCTCGCCGCCTTCCTGGGCGAGCGGATGGGCCCTGTGCTGGCCCGCGTCCGGGAAGCCGAGACCGCCCGCGACGACGCCCTCCGCCAGTTCGACCGGCTCTGCCACGACGTCCGCGAGATCGCCTCCGACGCCCGGCGCAGGCACCGGCTCCTGCTGAGGTTCCGCGGCAGGCAGCCGGACGACGAGCTGGGCTCCGCGAGGGGCCGCGCCCTGGAGCGCGGCGCCTTCTACCTCAGCAGGACGGTCGACCAGCTCGAAGGCGCGCTCCCCGCACCCGCGAACGAGCCGCAGACCCCGGCCCCCGAGCCGGAGCCGGGCACCGGCCGGGACGCCTAACTCCCCGGCGGCCCTGGGAGGCGGACGCCCCCGCCCTCCCAGGGCCTGACCCGGCCACCACGCGCGCGCACGCCCTTTCGCGGACGTGCGCAGCGCACCCCTACCGATCCGAAGGAGCGCGACCGATGCCACGACACTACAAGCGCGACCGCGACCGCAAGCGCGGCCGCGAGCGCGGCGCGCAGCTCGACCTGTTCGCCGCACTCTCCGGGGACCAGCCCCCCACCCCGGCGGACCTCCCGCCCGACCCCGACCCCGATCAGAAGGAGATCACCCTCACCCCGGACAGCGTCCGCCCGCAGGACCCGCCACCCGCCACCGGCGGCGACGCGGACGGCGGCCAGGCCCCGCCCCCGCCGTCGCCGAGGCCGGCCCCGCGAAAGGCGCCCGACTCCGGCCGCCTGCACCAGCTCGCCGAGCGCGTCAACGCGGCGTGGCACGACGCCCAGCGCGGCAACCGCCACCACCAGACCGCGTCCCATATCGAGATCCCCCTCGGCGTCGTCGCCGCGCTCACCCAGATCCGGCAGGCCGACCCGAAGGGCCCCGACCTGGCCGCACAGATCATCGACCTGGACGGGCCGGGGCTGCTGTCCATGTACCGGCAGATCTGGGCCATCCAGTGGATCACGAACCCCTACCTGATCAACGCCGCCCGTCCGCTCGCGGAGTGGCTCGACGAGCCCGACGACCCCGACCCCGCCACCGTCGAGGCCGTCCGCCACGTCACCGCCACGGCGCTCCACGCGGGCCTGCTGGACTTCACCGGGAACCCGGACCCGCACTGGCGCTGCGAGACCGACGTGCTCGGCCGCGTCCTGGTCGAGCTGCGCTCCTCGGGCGCCAGCGCGAGCCTCGCCGAGATCCACACCCCGCAAGAGCTCGCCAACGCCATGGCCGCCCTGACGATGCCGGTCGACGAGCTGCTCGCGGCCGAGCTGGAGCGCGGGACCGGTCCCGGCGGCATCCACGACCCGGCGGCCGGGACCGGCGGGCTCCTCCGCGCCGCCGCGTGGGCGCTCCGCAACCAGGGCATCGAGCCCTCCCGCTTCGCGTGGGCCGCGACCGACATCGACCCGATCGCCGCCGCCTGCTGCGCGGTCAACGCCCTCGTGTGGGACCTCGGCCCGGACGTCCTGGTCCACTGCGGCAACACCCTCACCGAGCCGGACGGCATCAAGCGGGAGCGGCTCCGCCGCAAGGAGATCTTCGCACTGCGGAGCGAGCTGATGGACGGCGCGCGGATGCTCGCCGCCTACCGGCGGGCCATGTCCCTCCTGGAGGGCACTGTCAGCGGCCGAGACTGTCCCTGAATTTGGCCTCTCGCCTTGTCATAGGCTCTAATTCATGCCATACTTAGGGACATAAGGCAAAGCAAACACCCAGGGAGGAACCCACCCATGAGCGGCCAGAGCTTCTCCGACGAGGAAATCAAGCGCGCCATCGACACGTACGGCGCTTCGGCCGACCTCTCCGAGGACGACGCCCGCGCCCGGCTCATCCGCGACCTCCAGGACCTCGACAAGATCCGGCACGCCCCCGCGATGGCGGAATTCGTCAAGCAGCAGGGCATCGCCCGCCCCTGGCACAGCGTCCGCGAGCGGATCAGCAAGGACGGCCTGAGCGCCCGCGACGCCCTCCGCGCCGAGCGCGAGCAGGCGCTGAAAGCGCTGATCGACCAGAGCCCCGCCGTCAGCACGAACGGCGTCCTGAACGAGTCCGAGGTCGCCGCCCGCGAGGGCGCCCGCCTGTTCCTCCGCCGCACGGACGGACTGCTCGACGCCTCCTGACCACCCCTGGAAAACGGGGGCGGCGGGCCCTTCCCCGCCCGGCCCGCCGCCCCCGGCCCCGCACGACCACCCGCACCACGACCGGAAGGAACCGCACGCCATGAACATCCTCGACATCTACGACCAGATCACCTCCGCCACCATCGGCGACATCGAGGTGTCCCGCGCCGCCCCGACCCCCGGCTGGGTCGTCGCCCGCCAGCACCAGAGCCGCCACTGGGCCCGCGAGTTCCTCGCCAACGACGGCGAGCACTGGATGGACGTCATCGAGCCCGACAGCCCCGAGGCCGCCCGCGTCCTCTGGGACGCCGTCGAGCTCGCCCTCGCCGCCGCCTTCGACCACGCCGCCGCCCCGACCGACCGCGACGGGATCGACGGCCCCACCGACATCACCGACATCACCGACCGCCTCACCTCGGTCCGGTTCGGCTCCATCCGCGTCTTCCGCGCCGTCGCGGAGGAGGGCTGGATCATCGCCCGCACCCCCGACGACCGCCCCTACGCCCGCGAACTCCTCTCCGCGGTGGACGCCGAGACCTGGATCAGCATCAGCGACCTCGCCGACCCCGCCAACCCCGCCGCCTCCATGGTCCTGTGGCCCAACCCCGAGGCCGCCCTCTTCACCGCCTGCGACCACGCCGGACGGCGCTGACCCCCGAGCCCACGGGGGGCGGCACCCGCCGCCCCCCGGCCGACCGGAAGGAACCGGCGCCATGGCCATCGGCTGGGCCCTCGACCGGGCCCCCACCGTCCCGCCCCACCCCACCGTCCTCCTGCCCCAGCAGGCCGCGGTCGCCCGCGCCTACCGGGCCGCCGCCGTCGCGCGCGCCGTCGTCATGGCGAGGGCCGCCGCGCAGCTCATCGGGCACGCGCCCTGGTCCTGCATGGCCCCCGGCCCCGGCGGGCTGCGCGTCGTCCTCGGCCCCGGCACCACCCTCGATCAGCTCGGGCGCGCCATCGACGCGCTGGAAGCCGACGGGTGGACGATCACCCGTATCACCACCTGCCCACGCCTGCTCGGGCAGGCGTGCGTCCACATCACCCTCCCCCCGGACCTCGCCGCCCAAGCCGCGGCCACCGATCAGGAAGGACCCCGCGAACCATGACCAGCACCACCCCCGGCACCGGCCCCGGAGGGGCGGCCGCGCGGCACCGGCTCTACGCCGTGCGCCACGACGAGTCGATCACGGACATCGTCCTCCACCAGAGCCCCGCCCTCCCCGACGTGACCCTGCTCAGCCTCGCCGACGAGGCCGACGCCCCCGCCGTCATCGCCATGCTGGAGGACGCCTACCAGCGGGGCGCCGCGCACGCCCCCTGCGACCGCGCCGCCGAGGTCCGCGCGATCGGCGACGACGCCCCGGACGGCCACGCCTACTACGTCGTCCTCGGCACCATCCGCCGCCGCATCGCCCGGCTCGACCAGGACGGCGACACCACCGTGCTCAACGCCGACGAGGCCCCGCTCGGCCTCACCCTCGACGCCCTCCAGCCCGCCCTGATCATCTGCTACCAACTCGCCCTCCGGCACGCCGAGACCTCCGTCACCGCGACCGCCGAGGAGGCGCGGTGACGACCCGCACGGCCCCCCGTCCCGCGCCCTGGGCGCGCGGCACCGAGGCCCCGCCCCCCTGGGAGTTCCGCCCGGACCGCAGCGGCCGGCCCCCCGGCATCGACCTCTGCCACGACGGCCGCGTCATCCGCCGCCGCATCGTCAGCCTCGCCGACCCCGCCGGAATCCCCGCCGTGGTGCGCCTCCTGGAGGACGCCCGCGAGCGCGGCCGCGCGCACGGCTGGTGCGACCAGCGCGCCGAACTCGCGGCCCGCCGCGCCAACCGCCCGGACGGCCACACCCACTACCGCGCTCACGGCGGGCACCTCGTCCGTGACCAGGACGGCGAAGCCGTCAGCCTGCTCGCCAGCGACAACCCGCACGGCATCTGGCTGACCCAGATGGCCACCGCGCTCCAGGCCGCCTTCATGCTCGGACAGTCGGAGGCCATCACCCGATGACCGCCTACCCCGAGAACGCCCGCTACGAGTTCCACCCGAGCCCGCGCGGCAGGCGTCCCCTGGGCGTCGACCTGCACCTGGACGGCAGGCCGATCCGGCGCCTCGTGCGGCTGCGCCGCCGCGACGACGCCCCCCGCGTGATCGCCCTGCTGGAGGACGCCCGCCGCCTCGGCGCGTCCCACCATCCCTGCGACCTGCGCGCCGAGGTCGTCGTCCCGATGCTCGCCCGGCGGCCCGTCCTGCACCCCTGCTACTCGGTCAGCGTCACCGGCCCGCCGAGCGTCCTCCTGCTGGAGGGCGGCCACCTGCGGACCCTCCTCGCCGCCACCGACATCCCGCCGGGCACGACACCCGCGCGGCTCGTCGCGGCCCTGGAGACCGCGTTCACGATCGGCCACCGCTGCGGCCCCCCAGAGCCCCCCACGGGAGGACGGCAGGGGGCCCCGGCGTTGCCTTCCACGCTTGATTATGCCCTCAATTCATGCCATAATTAGGGACAGAAGGCAAGCGAAGCGAGGGAGCCCGACATGGACCGCACACACATCCTCGGCGCGTTCGAGAACCAGATGCTCAGCATCTTCGAGGACGAGGCGCAGGCGCGCGAGAAGCTCGCCCGCGAAGTCCTCAACCAGGCCGGACCATACGCGGACGCGATGCGCGCCCTGATCAACGCCCAGGGCGAGGCCAAGCCCTACCGCGCCGTCATCGCCGCGCACTGCGAGAGGGGCGTCCCGCTCGCGCTCGCGCTCCGCGCCGAGCGCGAGCGCTGCACCCAGGCGCTCGTCGAGCGCCCCGAGACCCTCCACACGGACGGCATCAGCACCGACATCGCCCGCGCCGAGCGCGAAGGCGCCCGCCGGTTCCTGCAGCGCACCGCCGCTTACATCGCGCGCCTCGACGAGGCCGCCTGACCGAACCCGCCACGGGGCGGCGGGACCCGCCCGCCGCCCCCGGACAGGAGAGGAACCACCATGACCGACACCAACCCGGAGGCCGGCATCGACCCGGCCGCCATCGTCTTCCCGGACCTGATCACGGCCTGCTGCGACCTGCCGCACCCCGCCGCCCAGGACGGCTCCAACTTCGTCTGCCGGAACTGCGACACCCCCACCGGCCGCAGGCGCTACAAGGCGCTCCTGGAGTGCGAGTGCGAGTCCGTCGTCGAGATCCCCGACGACGGACGCTCCGCCTGCCCCGACTGCGGCCTGCTCTACTGCATCGCCGCCGACTTCCCCGACGGCCTGATCATGGCGGAGCCCTGCGACAAGCCCGCCGTCACCGAGGACGGCCGCCACTGCCTCGCCCACGCCCCCGCCCGCGACCTCCACGCGGCCCTGGACAACATCACCGACTCCCTCGAAGACGCCGACCACCTGACCGCCTACCAGCGCTACCTGACCAGGGCCTCCCAGTACCCGCCCCTCCACACCTCGTCGGACTCCCGCTACACCGCCTACGCCGGACACGTCACCCTCCAGCGCCACAGCGACACCGCGATCCGGTACTGGCGCTGCGACCACCGCCACCCCGACCCGCAGGCCGCCGCCGAGTGCGCCCGGCAGGAGCTGCTCTACCAGCTCGGCACCGCCGACGAGGCGTACGGGCACGCCGCGTGCAGCATCCTCGGCCTCCACGAGTGGACCGTCCCCCGCGCCGATGGCGGGTCCCTGCCGCAGTGGTCCTGGGAGAACGTGATGATGCGCGCCTGACCAGCCGCCCCGCCGGGGGACCTCCCCGCAGCCCCCGGCGGGGCGGCCCCCTCCGCGCCCCCCAGATCCCCTCACAGCCCCGACCACGACCCACAGGAGGTAGCCCCTATGCCCGGCATCCGATCCGCCGACTACGACGAGACCGTGGCCAAGCTCATCCTCGACCAGATCATCCAGGACATGGCCAAGGGCCTCGCCAAGGAACCGCTCTCCGAACTGGAGCACGAAGGGGGCGGCGCCCGCCACGAATTCATGATGGCCGCGCTCGACGAGTACAAGAAGCGCGGCGGCCAGATCCAGACCCACATCGGCGGCCCCGCCGAAGCCCTCCTCAAGATCCTCCACCAGGAGCGCCGCCTGACCATCAGCCTCCCCGGCGCCTTCCACACCTACCTGGCCGGCACCGCCCTCTGCACGACCCCGCCCGAACGCCTCAGCCCCGAAGAGGCCACCTGCCGCCGGTACCTCGACGACGCCCAGGAGATCGAGCGGGGCCGCGGACGCGAGTACCGCCTCACCATCCCGACCGACGACAAGGTCGTCGTGGAACGCGTCCTGTCCGTCCTCGACACCTACGCCCAGGCTCTCTACGGCCCCGCCCCCGCCCAGGGCGACCAGTCCGCCCGCCGCGAGGCCCAGAAGACCGGCCGCCTCGTCCTGGGCCGCATCGCCCAGGCCCGCCACAACACCCTCGGCACCAGCCGATGACCGGAAGGAGAACCATGGAGATCCCGCAGCGGCTCGCCCACCTGCCGGTCTGCCCCCGCAGGAACGTCCCCGTCCCCTACGCCAACATCACCACCGAGGACGGGCAGCACGACTTCACCGCCCTCGACTCCGCCAAGGTCGTCCGCCTCGCCGCCGAACGCCGCTGCGGCATCTGCGAGGACACCCTGGACTACTGGATCGTGTTCCTCGGCGGCGAGCGCAGCGCCCAGAGCCGCGCCTACACGGACCCGCCGATGCACGAGGAGTGCGCACGGTTCGCGGCCCGAACCTGCCCCTACGTCACCCGCGCCCACATGAGCCGCCGCAAGACGCCCCTCACCCCCGACACCACCGTCCCGAAGGGCTTCTCCGAGGACAAGCCCGCCGAGTTCCTCCTCTACTTCACCCGCAGCTACAAGCACCAGGTCACCCGCGACGGCGTCCTGTTCCGCCCCGCCCCCGCCGTCCGCCTCGAACGCTGCGGCTACAGCGCAGCCTCCTGACCGAGAAAGGAACGGACCGAATGACCGAGACCACCGAGACGACCGAGAAGCGGCGCGAATCCAGGCTGTCCCCCGCCGGGCTCGCCGCGCTGCTGGAGCTGGCCGCCGCCGAGATGGACCCCGACGCGATCACCGCGTTCGCCGAGACCGCCGCCCGCCTGGACGACCGCCACAGCATCAAGAACAAGTACGCCATCTGGGTCCAGTGCCCCGACGCCGTCCAGGTCTACGGCTACATGGAATGGCAGCAGCACGGCCGCCAGGTCCGCTACGGCCAGTCCGCCATCGGGATCTTCGCCCCCCTCACCCGCCGGACCGGCACCGAGGAGAAGGGAGGCGAGGACGCCAAGCGCACCCCCGAGGAGAAGGCAGGCAAGGACGAGAAGAGCCGCGAACGGGTCCTCCACGGCTTCAAGGTCGCCTGGGTCTACGACCTCTCCCAGACCAAGCCCCTCGACTGCCCATGCCCCCGGAAGGGCCCCTGCACCTGCCCGCCCCCCGAACCGCCCGCCCCGGCCGGCACCGCCCCGCCGACCGGAGACATACAGGACCTGCTCGACGCCCTGACCGAGGACCCGGACGACCAGTAGCCTGCCGGTCCCGACGCCCGAACGGGGGCCTCATGCCCGTGACGACAAGCCAGTCGATGCCACGCCCGCGCGGGGGCTTCGTGCCCGCGACGATCAGCAGCTCGGAGCAGCGCCCGTGCCGGGGCTTCGTACCGGCGACGCTCCATGCCTCCACGCCCGCGCCGGGGCTTCGTACCCGCGACCAGGCAGGTCTGTACCTCGTGCCCAAGCCGGGGCTTCGTACCCGCGACCACCGGCTCGCCGCCGCGACGCCCGCGCGGGGGCTTCGTACCCGCGACGCAGGAGGTCTGACCTCCACGCCCGAGCCGGGGCTTCGTACCGGTGACAACAGGTCGCCGACAGCCGAACGGGGGGCAGGGCCCGCAGCACACTGAGGCCCGCTATGCCCTGGAAGGGCCTCACGCAGCCGTGAGCGGCCCCCCGACGCACCCTCTGGGAGCAATAATGGGTCCACTCGGCGGGCTCCTCCGATGCCCGCGCCGGGGCCTCGTACCGGCGACGGCGCGCGAATGTGACCACGCCCGAGCGGAGGGCTTCGTACCCGCGATGGAGGGTCACCCCCGCCACGCCCGAGCCGGGGCCTCGTACCCGCGACAGACGCACCCCCGCCCGGCCACGCCCAAGCCGGGGCTTCGTACCGGCGGCCCGGAACTGGGAGCGACGCCCAAGCCGGGGCCTCATACCGGCGGCCCTGTAAGGGGAGCAGACGCCCAAGCCGGGGCCTCATACCGGCGGCCGATGAGCAGGGGTCCAAACGCCCAAGCCGGGGCTTCGTACCGGCGGCCCCAGAGAGAAGGCCGACGCCCGAGCCGGGGCCTCGTACCGGCGACTACGCGACGGAGTCACATGCCCGCGCCGGGGCCTCGTACCGGCGACCCGGTACCGGGGGAGCAGCGCCCGAGCCGGGGCTTCGTACCGGCGACCAAGTTCGAGACGACCGATGCCCGAGCCGGGGCCTCGTACCGGTGACTACGAGATCGAACCCCATGCCCGAGCCGGGGCTGCGTACCGGCGACTGTAGATGCCTCAGGACCATGCCCGCGCCGGGGCCTCGTACCGGCGACTACGGAGAGGGCGCCCCACGCCCGAGCCGGGGGCTTCGTGCCCGGCGGCAAGCCATCGGACTCCTCCAGGCCCGAGCCGGGGCTTCGTACCGGTGATCAGCGGAAGCTGCTCGGCGCCCGCGCGGGGGCTTCATGCCCGCGACGTAGCAGGAACAGCCCACCCCAGCCCGGCGAGGGGAGCCCGAGTGGCCCTGGAAGGGCCTCACGCAGCCGTGAGCGGCCCCCCGGCGCACCCCGCAGGGGCTATAAGGGAACGCGGCGGTGTCACCAGGCCCGAGCCGGGGCTTCGTACCGGCGAACGAGCAACCGACTTTCCCCAACGCCCACGCAGGGGCCTCGTACCTGCGACGCGCAGATGTAGCTGTCCACGCCCGAGCCGGGGCTTCGTACCGGCGACATCCACAACCTCCTGCGCTGCGCCCGAGCCGGGGCTTCGTACCGGCGACATGGCATGCAGACTCGTCACGCCCGAGCCGGGGCCTTGTACCGGCGACACACGACGACCACCCATGCCCGTGCCGGGGCCTCGTACCGGTGACACGGCGACGAGTCGTCCTCACGCCCGTGCCGGGGCCTTGTACCGGCGACATTGCCTGGATGATCGCTATGCCCGAGCCGGGGCCTCGTACCGGCGACTCAGCGCAAGGACCCGCGCCCGAGCCGGGGGCTTCGTACCCGGCGGCGGCCAACCGGCACTTCGGTCACGCCCGCGCAGCGGCTTCGTAGCTGCGACCTCCGCAGCCCCGCCCCGAGCCCCGCCCGCTGGCCGGCAGCGGCGGGCCGGGGCGGGTCGTGCCGACGCGCGCCATACCGGCGAAGCGCGGTTCCGGGTGATTACGATCAGTGATATTGCCCCCGGGACCAGCACGAACTGCGAGGTGTGCCCCCCTATGCCCGAGCCTGCGAGGTGGCTGCGGACGGCCGAAATCCCTCTCGCCGACCTCACCCCGTTCCCTGGGAACGCCCGCCGCGGCGACGTCCGCATGATCCTGGCCAGCCTCCAGCAGAACGCCCAGTACCGGTCCCTCGTGGTCCGCGACACCGGAGACGGCACCCTCACCGTCCTCACCGGCAACCAGACGTACGAGGCCCTGCAGCGGCACGGCCCCGACACCTGCGTCCGCGGCACCGCCGATGCCCCCGGCTGCGCGCTCTGCTCCGAAGGGAACTGGCTGGAGACGGCCCGCTGCGAGGTCATCACCTGCGACGACGAGACCGCCAAGCGCATCAACGTCGGCGACAACCGCATCCACGACCTCGGCGGCTACGACGACAAGGCCCTGGCCAGCCTCCTGGAGGACCTTCCCGACCTCGGCGGCACCGGCTACAGCAGCGAGGACCTGGACGGCCTCCTGCGCGTGACCGGCACGCTCGGCCAGCAGGCCGCGGACTTCCTCACCCCGTTCAGGGACCAGACGATCCCGGCCCCCGGCCAGCCCGCCCCGGCCGGCACCGCCCCGCCGTCCGGACTGGCCCCGCTGCAACCCCGGGCCGGGGTCTCCCAGACCATGCAGCCGCCCCCGCAGGCCCCGTACGCGCCGCCCGAGCAGATCACCGCGCCGCACTCGTCCGCGACCGCCGACTCCCTCGTCCCGGTCCAGTGGACCGTCACCGTCGAGGAGCGGGACCGGATCCGCTCGACCCTCCGCGCGGCCGCCGAGCGGTTCGGCGCACCGGACGCCTCCACCGCCCTCGTCATGATCATCGACAGCTACGCGGCCACGCTCGCGACCGCCCCCGAGGAGACCCCCTGATGTCCGCACTGCGCATCGTGTCCCTGCCCGCCGCCACCGCCGCCGTCCTCGATGGCGGGGTCGCGGTCCACGGAGCCCCCGCCAAGGGCCTCGGGCTCCACCTGTCCGGTGACGGGCACCTCGGCGCGGACATCATCCACGTCCCCGCAGGCGGCCAGTTCCCGGTCCACACCCACCCCGGCCACCACCTGCTGCTCTGCCTGGAGGGCCTCGGCACGATCACCGTCGACGAGGTCGTCCACCAGGTCCGCCCCGGCGACCTCTACATGGTGGACGGGCAGGTCCCGCACGCGGTCGGCGCGGGCGACCGGGACCACGTCCTCGTCGCGATCGGCGCACCGCACCGCCCGGTCGACTCACCCGACCGGATGACGTTCACGGACTGGGAGGGCACCCGTCTGGACGAGCCGCTGTTCCCGCCCCCGGCCCCGGCGCGCAGCACCGGCCGCGGCTCCGGCAAGGGCCGCCACCGCGCCACCGGCCCCGCGACCGGCCCCGCGACCGGCGCGGCGTCGTGACCGTGCTGAACCTGGCGGAGCGCCGCTGGCCCCCGGTCCCGGACCTCGAGGAAACCCGCCTCATCACGCAGGCCGCCCTGTCCCGCACCTGGACAGACGGCCCGTGGACCGAAGAGGTCGAGCACCGCATGACCGAGCTGACCGGGGCCCCGCACGCGGTCGCGTTCAACTCCTGCACCTCCGCCCTCCACGCCGCCCTCCACGCCATGGGCTGCGCGGCCGGCACCCCCCTGCTCGCCCCCTCGCTCACGTTCACGGGCAGCCTCACCGGCGCCCGCCACATCGGCGCGGACGTCCACTGGCGCGACGTCGACCCCGACACCCTCACGATCACCCTCGGCCCGATCGAGGAGGTCGGGACCCTGGTCCTGGCCGTCGACCTCCACGGCGTCCCCCACACCATCACCGGCGGGGGAGGCCTGCGGGTCCTCACTGACTCGTGCCAGGCGCTCGGCACCCTGCGGGACGGCCGCCACATCGGCGGCACGGGCACACACTGCTGGTCGTTCTCCTCGGCGAAACTCGTCGCCGCCCCGGACGGCGGCGCGGTCACCACCGACGACCCCGACCTCGCCCGCATCCTCCGCCAGCTCCGCGACTACGGCGTCTACGCCACCGGCCGGGAACGCTCCAACGGCGTCGTCACCCACCCCGGCGGCCACAACTGGCGGCCCTCCGAGCTGTCCATGGCCATGGTCGCGCACCGCCTCCAGCGGCTCCCGTACTGGGCCGACCGGGCCCGCCACGCAGCCCGCCGCCTCCACCCGGCCCTGGACCGCCTCGGCTACTGGCGGCAGCACGCCGCGCCCGGCACCGACCCCGCCTGGCACAAGATCCGCATCGGCCCCCCGGACCAGGACCCCGACGCCGCCCGCCAGCTCGCCCGCCGCCTCGCCGACGCCGGAGTCCCCACCCACCGCTGGGGCGCCCACCCCCTCCACCTCCACCCCGTCCACCACACCCGCGACCGGCCCCGGCCGGACCTGCCCGCCACCGCCCGCGCCGCCGCCGGGACCATCTGCCTCGGCACCGAACGGTGCCCCCCGATGACCTGGACCTGCGACGAGATCGACGAGGTCATCGACACCCTCGACATCCTCACGGAAGGCTGACCCCACCCCCATGAACCCGCAGACCCCCCAGGACCGGAAGGTCCGCGTCGGCATCATCGGCGTCGGCAACTGCGCCCGCGCCCTCCTCGAAGGCATCGCCTTCTACCGCCACGACCCGGCCGCCACCGAGGGCCTCATGCACCCCCGCGTCGGCCCCTACACGGCCGGATCGGTCGAACCCGTCGCCGCCTGGGACGTCGACGCCGAGAAGGTCGGCAAGCCCCTCTGGGACGCCCGCGCCGCCGGTCAGAACCTGTCCGTCGGCATCCCGTGGAGCGACCTGCCCCCGGTCGGCGAGGACGTCACCGTGATGCGCGGCCCCACCCTCGACGGAGCCGGGACCCGCTACCGCGAGCGAATGGAGCTCGCCCCCGACTGGCCGAACTACGACGGCGCGGAGATCATCGAGCAGATCCGCGAATCCCGCGTCGACGTCCTCCTGAACTACCTCCCGGTCGGCTCCCAGCACGCCACCGAGTGGTGGGCCCAGATCGCCCTCGACGCCGGATGCGCCTTCGTCAACAACATCCCCGTCTTCATCGCCCGCAAGGACTACTGGCGGGACCGGTTCCGGCAGGCCCGCCTTCCGCTCATCGGCGACGACATCAAGAGCCAGCTCGGCGCCACCTACCTGCACCGCATCATCGTGCAGGCCTTCGCGGACCGGGGCATCACCCTCGACCGCACCTACCAGCTCAACGTCGGCGGCAACATGGACTTCTACAACATGCTGGAGGACGCCCGGCTGGCCTCCAAGCGCGAGTCCAAGTCGTCGGCCGTCACCGACGCCTACCCCCGCGAACTCGACCCCGCCAACGTCCACATCGGCCCCAGCGACCATGTCGCCTGGCTCGGCGACACCAAGAAGGCGTTCATCCGCTGCGAGGGCCGCGGCTTCGGCGGCGCACCGATCGAGCTGGACGTCACCCTCACCGTCCCCGACTCCCCGAACAGCGCAGGGGTCGTGATCGACGCCGCCCGCATCGCCAAGCTCGCCCTCGACCGGCAGGACGCCGCAGCGGCGGACCATGTGTCCGCGTGGCTGTTCAAAGCGCCGCCGCGCGCCGTGGCGTCCATCCCGGACCAGACCGCGAAGGACCGCATCGGCGCCTGGCTCACCGGCGGCGAGGAGCGCTGACCGGTGCGCCCGCCCGCCACCCTCGCCGACCTGCCGGTGTACGCGATGAACCTGCCCCGGCGGACGGACCGGTGGGAGGCCCTCACCCGCCACATGGCGCTCCGGGGCCTCCCCGCACCGGTCCAGGTCCCCGCAGTGGACGGCCCCGCCGTCTTCACGCCCGCGGACCTCACCGGCTACCGCCGCGAGGTCGAGGCGGGCTTCGACGGCGACGCCGCCTGCTACGGCCAGGCCACCACGGCGCTCAACCTGCTCACGTCCCTCGCCGAGGACCCCCCGGACTGGACCCTGATCCTGGAGGACGACGCGGTCTTCCACGAAGACGTCCACGCCCGCTACGCCGAGTTCGCCGCCCTCGTCCCCGACGACGCCCTGGTGGTGCTGCTCGGCTGCGTCCACAAGAGCATCAACCGCCGCTACCGCCCCGCACCGGGCAAGCCGCACCGGTCCTCGGCCCCGGTCGAGGGGACCGGGGAGCGGTGCTGGCGGGCCGGGACCGTGTGGTGCTGCCACGCCTTCATGGCGTCCCGCGAGGCCGTGCCGCTCCTCCTGGAGGCCGCGAAGCCCCGCGCCATGTCGTTCGATCTGGCGTGGAACGCCGTCCACCACCTCGGCCGCACCTACCTGCCGAACCCGCACCTGGCCATCCAGCGGCCCGGCGACTGGTCCGACATCCAGAACACCCGGCGCGGAGACCGCCCCGAGCAGTTCGCCCCCCGCGCCCAGCCCCGCCGGAGGCGCCCATGAACGTCCCGCCCTCCCTGACCGGGATCCCGTGCTGGGCGATCAACCTCGACCGCAGGCCGGACCGCTGGCAGCGCCTCACCGCCCACCTGCAGGACCGGGGCCTCCCCGCCCCGGCCCGCTGGCGCGCCATCGACGGCAGCACCACCGTCACCGCCGAGGAGGCCGGCGCATTCCGCGCCACGGCCGCACCCTGCCGCGCCCACCCCGCACCCCGCCTCGCCACCGCCCGCACCTTCCTCGCCCTCACCGCCCACCTCCTCGACGACCCGCCCCCCTGGACCCTGGTCCTGGAGGACGACGCGGTCCTCCACGAACACGTCCACGCCCGCTACACGGAGTTCGCCGACGCCGCCCCCGACGACGCCCTCATGGTCCTCCTCGGCTGCACCCACCGCCGCAAGCCCCGCCCCGTCCAAGGCACCTGCTGGCGCGTCACCCGCGCCGTCGACGCCCACGCCTTCCTCGCGTCCGCCGACGCCCTCCCCCTGCTGCACGCCGCGGCCGCACCGCTCACCACCGACTACGACCAGGCGTGGAACGACGTCCACCGCCTCGGACACACCTACGCGCCCATGCCGCACCTGGCCATCCAGCGGCCCGACGACCACTCCGACCTGCTCGGCAGGCCCCGCCCGCTCCGCCGCAAGCACCTCGGCCTGGAGGCCACATGAACCTCGTCCTCAAGTCCAAGGCGCACTACACCGACGACGCCGCCGCGAAGGTCTGGGCGAACATCACCGACCACGTCACCAAGGACGAGGCCGAGGAAGCCGTCGAACGCGCCGCCGCCGAGGTCCTCGACGTGTGCGGCCGCTACCTGGACCGCGTCGTCTACGGCTGGTCCGGAGGCAAGGACAGCCGCGCGCTCCAGGTGGTCATGGAGCGGGCCGGAGTGCGCCGCTCGCTGCTCGGCACGATCCCCCGCATGGAGTTCAGGGGCTATCTCGACTGGGTCGCACAGGAAGCCCCTGAAGGGCTCACCGTTATCCCGAACGAGGACCTCGCCCTCGCCGATCTCGCGCACCCGGACCGCGACCGCTACCTGTTCCCCCGGACCTCCAGGGACGGCTACTGGTGGACCCTCAACGGCACCCGCCGCGCGCAGCTCGCCTACCAGCAGGAGCACCACCCGGCCCTCCAGATCTACGGGCGCCGCCGCCAGGACGGCAACCCCACCGGCAAGGACGGCCTCCAGCACTCCCGCAACGGCATCACCTCCTACAGCCCGATCCGGAACTGGCCGCACGAACTCGTCCTCGCGGTCGTCCACTACGCGGGCCTCACCCTGCCCCCCACCTACGGGTGGCCCCACGGCTGGACCGCCGGGACCGGCCCCTGGCCCGGCCGCCGCGTCGGCACCCGCGACGAGTCGTGGGCCGAGACGTGGGCGATCGAGCCCGACCGGGTCCTGGAGGCCGCCGAGCACATCCCGTCCGCCCGCGAATGGCTCGACCGCCAGGAGGCCGCACGATGAGCAAGATGGGGCAGCGGCAGTCCCTCGACCGCGTCACCGTCGACACCGACGTCTACACGCTCGCCTGCGAACGCACCGCCTACGTCCTCGACACCTTCGAGAAGGCGTTCGTCTGGTTCTCCGGCGGCAAGGACTCCACCGGGGTCCTGAACATCGCCCTGGAGGTGATCCACTCCGATCCCCGGTTCGAGCGGCACCTGCCGCTGCGCACGGTCTTCTACGACGAGGAGGCCATCCCCTACGAGACCGAGGAGTACGTGCGCCGCACCGCCCAGCGGCCCGACGTCGACCTGGAGTGGTACTGCCTCCCCGTCAAGCACCGCAACGCCTGCTCCCGCACCAGCCCCTACTGGTGGCCATGGGCGCCCGAAGCCGAGGAGAAGTGGTGCCGGCCGCTGCCCCCGGAGGCGATCACCACCCTCCCAGGCTTCCCGATCAACCCTCCGGAGGCCCGCCTCACCGCCCCCGACGCGAACGGCCTCTTCTGCCCCGGCCGCGGCAACACGGCCATGCTCATGGGAATCCGCGCCCAGGAGTCACCGGTCCGCCGCAAAGCCGTCACCCGCCGCAAGGTCGACAACTACATCATCGGCTACAACGGCCCCACCAGCCGCGGCAACGCCTGGAAGGTGTACCCCCTCTACGACTGGCGCACCGAGGACGTCTGGACGGCGGCCGCGCTCAACGGCTGGGACTACAACCGGGCCTACGACCGCATGGAGATGCTCGGCATCCCGCACTTCCAGCAGCGGTGCAGCCCCGCGTTCGGTGAGGAGCCCCTGACCAAGATCGGCATGTTCGCGGCGTGCTTCCCCGAGGTCTGGGAGAAGATGGCCGAACGCGTCCCCGGCATCGGCGCCGCCCACCGCTACGCCCTGACCGAGCTGTACGGCTACGGCTCCCGCCCCGCCAAGCCGGACGGCATCCCCTGGCCCGGCTTCATCGTCCACTACCTGCAGATGTTCCGGCCCGCCGAACAGGTCCACGTGAGCGGCCGCATCAACGAGACCATCCGCCGCCACTACAAGGTCACCACGCACCCGATCCTGCCCAAGTCCCGCCACCCGCAGACCGGCGTCTCCTGGGACTTCCTCCTCACGCTGGCGATGAGGGGCGACTTCAAAAAGCGCCGGCAGGAGATGAGCGCACTCGACCCCGACCAGAAGGCCCGCCAGTGGCGCGCCTACGCCTCCGAACTCGCCCGCGTCCTCGCCGCCGGGATCCCCCCCGAGGAACTCGGCCACCCCCGCGCCCTCCCCACCGACCCGCAGTCCGTGATCCCCGACGAGCACCGGGAGCCCCGATGACCGACGTCAGCAGCCAGCCCGTCTCCAACGTCGAATGGGTCGAGCGCGAGAAGCTGACCGCGAACTCCTGGAACCCCAACCGGCAGGCCCCGCCGGAGAGCCGCCTGCTCCGCGTCTCGATCCTGGAGAACGGCTGGACCCAGCCCATCGTGACCCGCCAGGAGCCCGGCGGCCTGGAGATCGTCGACGGCTACCACCGCTGGGTCTCCTCCGAGCACCGCGACCTCCAGGCGTTCACCGACGGCCTGGTCCCCGTCGTTGTCCTCCCGCCCACCGACCCCGCACTGGCCCGCCTCGCCACCATCCGCCACAACCGGGCCAGGGGCACGCACCACGTCCTCGGCATGGCCGACATCGTCGCCGAGCTCCTCCAGCTCGGCCTCACCCCCAAGGACCTCGGCACCCGGCTGGAGATGGACTCCGAGGAGGTCGAGCGCTTGGCCGACCGGGGCGACATGCTCAAGCGTGCCGGCCGCGACGGCTACAACAACGGCTGGACCGTCTGATGGGCACGCGGAAGCGCGACGGCGCCGCGTCTCCGGGGAGACAGGCGGCGCCGTCGCGCAGGGGCGGGCGGTCAGTAGCCGACGGCGGCGGCCTCCACCGTGTTGCCGATCGCGCGCTGCTCGGTGATGCACCAGCCGCAGATGGCGACGATCTCGCCGTCCACCATCGCCGAGGTGACGGCCTCGTTCGGGGGAGAGGCCGGGTAGTCCAGGTCGCGGTCCATCTCGGCGTTGCGCTCGCAGACCTCGCAGTTCGCCATCTCGGCCTCCAGGTTGGTGTTAGCTGCTCACGTCTCTAATTATGGCCTAATCGAGGGACAGATGCAAATCCGTGGCCACACCCGGCCACCCCAGGACACCGCCGGAAGGGACGCACCATGACCATCCCGCCCCTCCCCCCGGCGCGCCCGCCGAGCGCCCTCCACCTCCGCGTCCCCACCCGCATCCTCGACCGCCTCGAAACCGCCACCGAGCAGCACCTCACCGACACCATCACCACGGCCCGCACCCCCGCCGACCTCCGCAACACCACCGGCACCGTCACCGCCACGATCACCCGCGCAGCCCAGGCCGCCCACCGCATCGGCGCCCTCATCGCCCGCACCATCACCCCGCCGCCCCGCGACCCCGAGCTGCCCAACCTCATCCCCGACAGCCCCAGCCCCGCCGACACCCTCCGCCTCCTCCAGGACCTCGCCATCCCCGACGCCGTCACCCGCCTCCTCGACGACGCCGCCACCCGACTCGAACAGACCACCGCACCCGCCCGCGAACACCTCGAACGCACCGCCCGCCGCGTCTGGGGCTACGCCCTCACCACCATCCACACCGCCTCCAACCGGGGCGCCACCTGGTACGCCCGAGCCGCGGGCTACGACCTGCGCTGGCACACCCGCGAGGACGAGCGCGTCTGCCCCGTCTGCTCGCCCCTCAATGGCCGCACCGCCACCCCCGCCACCGCCTTCACCCTCCCGGCCGGCACCCGCACCTGGCCTGGCTTCACCGGCCTCCCGCCCGCGCACCCCCGCTGCCGCTGCTCCGTCACACCCGTCCGCCCCGCACCCCGCCCGAGAACCCCCAGCACCACCCACGGCACCACCCGGCCACCCGGCCGCCGCGCCCTCCTAGACCTGCTCAGACGCCGCAGGCGCCCGGCCACCGCATGACTCCGACGACGACCCCACCAGTTGCTATGTCCCGAAAGTTGGCCTATAATGGAGACATAACGAAACATCCACACACACCAGGGAGAACCCCATGGACGCCCACACCCTCTCCAACGCCATCTCCGCCATCGGCGCCGGAGGCTTCGCCGAGCTCACCCTCAAGAACGGCACCACCACCACCGGCCGGATCGTCTTCATCAACGCCATCTTCGACCGCTACGTGATCTTCCGCGCGAACGGCGCCGAAACCAAGATCCCCTACGAGGACATCGACACCGCCACCAAGATCGCCCCCATCACCGAGACCGCCTGACCCGGACCGGCCCACGCGCCAACCCACCACATGCCAACCCACCGCCCGCGAAGGAGGGGACCGGATGGGGACGTCCCAAGCGAAACGCGCCGAAGTCGCGGCCCGCCGCAACAAGGCGATCCAGCTCCGCCTGGCCGGAGTCGACTGGGACACCATCGCCGAGCAGCTCGGCTACCGGGGCGGACGCGGAGCCGCCTGCAAGGACGTCGCACGGGCCCTGCAGGAGCGCCGCGCCGACCTCGACAAGACCGCCGAGGAACTCCGCGCCGTCGAGGTCGCCCGCCTCGACCGCCTCCAGGCCGCCGCGTGGGGCCTCGCCGTCCAAGGCGAACCCGCCTCCCTGAACGCCGTGCTCCGCATCATCGACCGCCGCATCCGGCTCCTCGGCCTGGACGCCCCGCGCCGCACCGAGGTCACCGTCCAGCAGATCGACTCCAGGGACGCGGAACTGATCGAGATGATCAACGAGGCCCGCGCCGGAGGCGAACCCGGCCCCGGCGGCGGCTGATGGCGGCGGCCGCGCCCCCCGCCTTCACCGCGGCCGCCGACGCCGACACCTACCTGCGCGGCCCGGACGGCGAACCCCTCGTCGGCGAGACCTTCAGTCTGCGCGACCACCTGGCCCAGGTGCTCGCGGCCCTGCCCGCGTCCTGGCCAGCCGCCGACCGGGAGCTGGCCACCCCCGACGCCCGCCGCGTCGTCACCAGGTACGACCCGCTCCTGTTCGCCTACATCTACTGCCGCCACCTGCTCAAGGACGCCGAGGGCAACGTCACCTGGGCGGACACGCACCTGGAGTTCTGCCGCTACGCCCTCTCCTGGACCCGCCCCGCCGGCCTCCGCGAGCAGCGCCACGCCTTCGTCGCCCCCCGCGAGTCCGCCAAGTCCACGTGGCTGTTCAAGCTCCTGCCGCTCTGGGCCTCCGCCCACGGCCACATCGAGTTCATCGCCGCCTTCTCGTCCTCCGGCACACAGGCCCACACCCACCTCGCCGGATACCGGAACGAGATCGACAACAACCAGCTCCTCCGCACCGACTACCCGCTGCTCTGCTCACCCGGCCGCCGCCCGCGCGGAGCCGTCATCTCCGACTCCAGCGCGATGATGTACACCGCGTCCGGCTTCTCCTTCACCGCCCGCGGCCTGGACTCCTCGATCCTCGGCCTCGTCGACGTGCAGAACCGCCGCCCGCAGCTCCTCCTCCTCGACGACGTCGAGCCGGACGAGAGCAACTACTCGCTGTACCAGATGGGCAAACGCCGCACGACGATCATGGACACGATTTTGCCGATGAACGAGCGCGCCCACGTCGTCCTCGTCGGCACCGTCACCATGCCCGGCTCCGTCGTCCACCAGCTCGTCAAGACCGTCCTCGAACCCGACGCGGAAGAGCAGGCCGACTGGATCGCCGAGCAGAACTTCCAGTGCCACTACTTCCCGCCCCTCGCCCACCGCCCCGACGGCACCCGCCGCTCCATCTGGCCCGACAAATGGCCCGTCTCCTACCTGGAGGGCATCGAGCACACGCGGAGCTACCGAAAGAACTTCGCCAACGACCCCATGGCCCAGGACGGCGCCTACTGGAACGAGGACGACTTCACCTACAGCGATCCTCTCGCCACCACTCGTAAGATCTTGAGCGTGGACGGTGCCGTCACCGACGACAGGTCCAGTGACTACACCGGTCTCGCAGTCGTCTCCTACAGCCCCACCGCCAAGCGGTGCTGGGTGGAACGTGCCAGCATGGTCAAACTCCTCGCCGAGGACCTGCGCCGCTACGTCCTCACCTGGCTCGAAGACGACCCCGAGATCCGCGGCGTCCTGGTCGAGACCAACCAGGGCGGCAAGATGTGGCTCGCGACCTTCCACCACTGCCCCGTCCCGGTGAAGACCGTCCACCAGAAGGCCCCCAAGCACGTCCGCGCCGCCTGGTCCCTGTCCCACTACCAGCGCGGCAAGGTCCACCACGCCGCACGCCTCCGCGACGCCGAGCACCAGATGATCGCCTACCCGCGCGGCGAACACGACGACCTGGTCGACGCCATCGGAACCGGGGTCCTCCACTTCCTCGGCCGCCCAGCCCGCCGCAAGGCCGGAGTGCGCCTTGAGAGCCCCACCTGACCACCGCCCGGGTCCACACCCGGGCCACCACCCCGCACGCGAAAAGGGGGCAACCCCAGGTTGCCCCCCACCGGCCGCACAGGAGAGGCAGGCATGGCAGGCACCACCGACCTCACGACAGGGCTGGAGCAGCTCGACAAGGCCCGCGCCGACTACGACGAAGCCGAGGACTTCTACGAGGGCAACGTCGACGAGATCTTCACGACCGCCAAGGTCCGCCGCCTCCTCGCCAAGGCCCGCCTCGACAAGCTCCGCGACCTGAACTTCGCCAAGACCCCCGTCGACAAGGTCGTCTCCCGCCTCAAGATCACCGGCCTCACCGCCCTCACCCCCGCAGGCGACCCCGACGAGGAAGCCCAAGCCGACCTCGAGGCCACCTGGAGGCGCAACAACCTCGGCGTCACCCTCCACGACCTCATCCAGCACGTCTCCACCTACCGGGACGGCTACCTCTTCGTCTGGCCCTCCGACCCCGCCGACGACGAAGAGGCCGGCACCCCCGACACCACGGCCGGCACCGAAGACGCCTCCGCCGTCGACGTCCTCATCAACGACCCCCGCACCGTCACCGTCGTCTACTCGGAGGAGAACCCCGGCCACGCCCTCTACGCCGTCAAGAAGTGGTGCTCCGACCCCACCAAGGGCAGAGAGGTCCACCAGGCCCGCGTCTACTACCGCGACCGCATCGAGCGCTACCAGTCCGCCCCCGGCAGCAAGGGCGCCGACGCCGAGGACTGGACGAAGCAGGGCGACGACCTCGACAACCCCTACGGCAGACTCCCCGTCTTCCACCTCAACATCCCCCGCCCCGAGCACTACTGGGCGTACACGCCCCAACTGATCATCAACAAGATCGTGCTGATGCACCTGGCCACCGTCGACCACCTCTCCTTCAAACAGAGGTACGGCCTCCAGGACCCCCGCCTCGACGACATCTCCGGCGGCGCCGACTTCGACGAGGACCACCCCGACGACGACGACCCCGAGAACGAGGACAACGAGGTCCGCCTCCGCTCCGACCCCGGCGACTTCTGGCACCTCAAGGGCTACTCCGGCGTCGGCGAGTTCTCCGCCTCCGAACCCGGCAACTTCCTCGACCCCCTGAACTTCTACATCCGCTGCATGGCCCAGCTCACCGACACCCCCCTGCACTACTTCGACCCCACCGGGAACCTGCCGTCCGGCGAGTCCCTCAAGGTCGCCGACGCCCCCCTCACCGACAAGATCGACAACCGCAAGGAGCGCTACACCGCCCGGATCGAGGCCGCCGCCGAGTTCATCCTCCGCGTCCTCGGCCACGACGACGTCCGCGTGGTCGTCGACTGGGGCCCCTCCGGAACCGAGACCGAGACCCGCTCCTCCGTCGACCTCGAACTCGACCGCGCCAGCAAGGTCATCGCGATGCTCAACGAGCTCGCGGCCGCCGTGGTCGCCGAGATCATGACCCCGCAGGACGCCAAGGACATGATCAGCCGCCTCATGGACCTGGTCAGCGGAGACCAGGACGAGAAGAAAGGAATCGCCGCATGACCCCCCTACTGGACGACACCGGCCGGCCCGCGCTCGCCTCGGTCCGCTGGACGGCCACCCGCCAGGACGAGGACGGCCGCTGGTGGCACGCCTACACCGACGGAACCCGCCTCCCCGCCGTCCACGGCGCCGAGGGCGACGACGACGATGACGACGGCGGCAGCGGCGGCGGCAGCGGCGGCGGCAGCGGCGGCGGCGAGGACGACGAGGACGACGACGATGACGGCGGCGAGGACGACGACTACACCCCGCCGTCCCGAGAGGAATGGGAACGCGCCCAGCAGAAACTCAAGCGCGCCAACCGCGAGGCCGCCCGCCGCCGGAAGTGGCTCGACGACCACGGCATCGACCCCCACACCGGGCAGGCCCGGAAGGAGGACACCGGCGCCGACGACGACCAGGACGCCCCGAAGCCCAACGCGAAGAAGGCGGACACCGGCAAGGACGCCGACCCCGACGACGACACCGGCGGCTTCACCGAGGAGCAGGTGACCGCCCGCGTCCGCCGCGCCGTCGACCGCGCCACCGCCCGCACCGAACTGCGCTACAAGCTCCCCCTCGCCCGCTCCGCCGCCGAAGCCGCCCTCGCCCGCGCCAACTTCAACGGCAAGTCCCTGGACCGGGTCATGAAGCTCATCGACCTCGACGAGATCGACCTCGACGACGACGGCGAGATGATCGGCCTGGACGACCAGATCGAGCAGATCCGCGAGGACTTCCCCGAATGGTTCTCCCCGCGCCGCCGCCGCCGCGCCACCGACAACACCACCAGCGGCGGCGGGAACGGTGCCCGCGCCGGGACCAAGGACGTCGGCGGCGCGAACAAGAAGCCCGACAAGGACGACAAGGCGAAGACCTGGAAGGAGACCCTCGCCGAGCGCATGGGCAGTAGCTGACCGCCGGGCGGGCTCCGGGACACGACCCCGGAGCCCGCCCAGGTCATCGACCACCCGAGGGGCCGCGAGGTATCGTGACCGCGACGCGGACCCCTTGATCACGAAGGGGGGCCGCTGGCACGTCCGCGAGGATGACGGAGCGCCCGAGAGGGCAGGCGGGCCGAGAGGCCACCAGGAAGCCCGTGAGGGCACGCAAACCGTCCAGCGGGCAAGCCAGGAGGTCTCTCGTGTCCCGCATCCACGCATCCACGCGCCCGACGTGGGCCATCGACGACGACACCCCCGCCACCCGCACACTCCTCCTCGGCCTCCGCTCCGACGGAACCCCCGTCTACGCCTGGGCCGGCTCGGCACCCGCCGACATCGACGACTGGATCCCGATCGAGTACTCGTCGGATGTCTGGCAGCGGGTCATGCTGGAGTCCGCGATCCAGCGGTACGGTTCCCCGGTCCCGATGCGCTCCAAGACCAAGAGCGTCCCCCGGTCGGAGGGCCTCAAGGTCACCCCCGGCACCACCTACACCGACGACGACTCCGAGAACTCGAACTACATCCTCACCGCGCGCCGGTTCATCGCCCGCTTCACGGTCGACGAGGACGACCTCTCCGACGCCGAGAGCATCATCGACGTCATCACGTCCAAGGAGATGGACTGGGCGATCTCCTACTCGGACGTCTTCGACCACGCCTGCCTCGGCGTCACCGGGGCCGAGTCGAACACGCCCTCCGACCTGCGCCCCTTCACCAGCGTCTACAAGAGCCTCCGCACCGAGCAGTCGGCGAATCCGAACCTCGGCTACCCGGTCGACGACCACTACGTGGCCTGGAACGGCACGATCGGCATCGCCGCCGTCCCGGACGGCACCAGCCTGTACGAGAAGCTGTCGCAGACGTTCAAGAAGGTGGAGACCTCCAAGTACTGGAGTGAGGCCGACACCCGCGTCATCGCGCACCCCGGCTACCGGGACGCCCTCCGTCTCGCCACGGACGGCAACGGCTCCCCGATCTTCCGCGAGTCCGCGGGGGTCGACTCCTCCGGCCGCCCGTTCGACACCCTGTTCAACACGCAGATCGCCTGGTCCCGTGGAGCCCGCACCCACGCGACGAACACCGACACCCCGACCGGCAACGACCTGCTGTTCGTCGGGAACCGGCGCGCGCTCAAGGTCGGCATCCGCAACACCGCGCAGACGCTCTTCCAGCCCGCCCGCGCGCAGGACGACACCGACGACGCCGCCGTGAAGTTCCGGGTGCGCCGCGGCTTCCAGCTCGCGCACCCCCGTGCCTTCGCGGTCATGGAACGCGTCCCCGCCGCGCCCTGACGGACGCTGACGGCCGCTGACGGCCGCACTGGACGTCTGGCCAGGGGGGCGCCGACCGGGGGGCGGGGACCCCTGGCCAGACATGACCACACCAGCAGGCACCGACAGCGGGGGAGGGGGAATGGCGAACTGGGCCACCGTCGACGACGTCGACACCTACACCGGCGTGACGGTCGAGGAACCCGACCTCGTCCGCGCCGAACTCCTCGTCGGCCTCTTCGCCGACGCCGACCCGGAAGACACCGACGCCGCGATCTCGAAGAAGAACCTGCGGCTCCTCCGCGCCGCCGTCGCCTACCAGGCCGCCTGGATGCAGCACCACCCCGACGTCTTCCTCAACCTCGACGCCACCTCGATCAGCCAGGACGGCGTTTCGGTCGGCCACTCCCACGACAACGCAGGCATCCTCGCCCCGCTCGCGAAACGGTCCATCGACCGCCTCTCCTGGCGCCGCTCCCGCAGCCTCCGCACCCAGGACCAGCCACGCCGGTTCCCGAAGGATTCGGTGTTCTACGACGTCTTCGACCGGGGCTGGAGGGACCTGTGAGGTCCCGCGCCACGACCACGGTCAGCATCCTCCGCACCCCGCCCGGCACCGTCGACGCCTACGGCGACCCCGTCGACACCGACACCCCGATCGCGACCCGCATCCCCGCCTCGATCATCCTCCGCACCGTCCGCCAGTACCTCCCCGACGAGCACCGCACCACCACCGTCGAGACCCACACCGGCCGCCTCCGCGCCGACATCGACGTCCAGCCCGACGACCGCCTGAAAGACGAACGCACCGGAACGATCTACAGCATCGAGAACATCGCCCGCCCCCAGTCCTACGCGGGCCTCCCAGACCTCCACCTCGACCTCAAGCGAACCACCTGAACCCCCGGTCAACGGGGGGACCGACCCGACAGGTCCGCCGTCAAGGAGACCTCCAGTGCCCTACGTCCGCGTCACCATGACACCGGGCTGGCAGCGCCTCATCCGCCCCGCGCTCCGCCGCACCGAGAACGAGCTCGCCGAAGCCGTCGCACGCGACGCCCGCGGCCTCGTCGGCGTCGACTCCGGGGACCTCAAGCGCACCATCAAGGCACGCGGCAACCGCGTCTACGTCGGCACCTCCTACTGGCACCACCACGAGTACGGCACCCGCCCGCACCTGATCCTGCCCCGCCACAAGCAGGCGCTCTACTGGCCCGGAGCCCGGCACCCCGTCGCCCGCGTCCACCACCCCGGCACCGCCCCGAACCCCTTCCTGCGGACCGCGCTCCGCCGCCGCCGCAACCCCAGGGACCGGCGCTGATGGCCGAGCCCCCGAGCAGCGAGATCGTCGCCGTCGCCTGGCTCCGCACCCTGCCCGGCATCCCCCCGAACGGCGTCGCCACCACCCTCCCCGGCGACACCTCCACCTGGCACGACACCGGGTTCGTCACCGTCCACCTCACCGGAGGCGACCCCGGCCTCCACGTCCCGCAGCGCGCCCCGGTCCTGCAGCTCGACTGCTGGGCCGCCAACCCCAACAGCCAGAAGCCCCCCTGGGGCCGCGCCAACGCCCTCGCCGAACGCATCGTCGACGCCTGCCGCCCCGCACAGCAGCGCCGGCTCATGGGCCGGATCGCCCTCCCGGCCCCGTACCAGGACGCCCGCGTGCAGACCGCGAACGTCGAGACCGAGCCCCGCCGCGTCTACCCCGACGAGGCCCGCTTCGCCGACTACATGCTCGAACTCGCCCTCTACTGGGTCCCGGTGGCCGCATGACCGGCCAGCTGTACGGGCTGTGGGGCGAGCGCTCCGGCTGCCTCCTCACCTGGCGGGGCCGCGTCATCACCCACACGTCCCGCGCCGAGCTGGAGTACCTCTACCCGGACACCCGGATCGTCCCCGTCCCGCGCGGCATCCGCCCCGACGAGCACGTCCCCCTCCAGTACGTCCCCACCCGCCCATCAGGGAGGCCCGCATGACCCGCCACAAGGTCCGCACCACCATGAACCCGGCCGAGGAGATCGAGGTGTCGCAGCACGAGTACGACGACCTCTACCGCCAGGGCCTCATCGCCCCCGACAAGCCCGCCGACAAGCCCGCCGACAAGCCCGCGGACCCGTCGTCCGGGACGGGCGGCAGGAGCAAGCCCAAGACCGCCGAGCAGAGCAAGGAGTAGCCGACCATGCCGGTCACCGTCACCAACCTCATCCAGGGCCCCGCCGACCTGTACCGGGGCGACTTCGGCGCAGCCGAACCCACCGAAGCCGACATCAGCATGGACGTCGAGGACACCACCGTCGCCGCGAGCTGGACCGACCTCGGCGGCACCCAGGACGGCGTCACCCTCACCCTCGAACAGGAATACGCCGAGCTGGAAGTGGACCAGATCGTCGACGTCCCCGAGTCCCGCCTCACCAAGCGCGTCTTCACGATCAAGACGAACTTCGCCGAACCCACCCTGGAGAACTTCAAGGTCGCCGCCAACGGCGGCACCATCACCGCCGGGGCCACCAGCAAGAAGTACACCCCCGCCATGGACAACAGCGCCGTCTCACCCGACTACAGCGCGCTCCTGTTCGACGGCATCGCCCCCGCGAGCCTGCGCCGCCGCGTCATCGCCCGCAAGGTCCTCAACACCGCGGCGGTGGAGCAGCCCGCCCAGAAGGACGGTCAGACCCTGTTCCCCGTCGAACTCAAGGGCCACTACGTCTCCAAGAGCATCCCGCCGTTCGACTACACCGACGAGCTGCCCCCCGTCGCACCCTGACCCCCGCTCGCCTGTAGCGGCCCGTCAACGGCCGCCCCCACCCGCCAGGAGACCCCGTGTCGGTAGACGACATCGACCTCGCAGACATCCCCCGCATCCCCGAACCCACCGAACCGGCCAAGATCGAGATGGTCCCGCTCTTCGTGATGGGCGACGACGTCTACGAGATGCCGAAGAAGCCCCCCGCCGGCCTCGCCCTGGAGTACCTGGAGAAGCAGGTCGAGGACGGCCCCGACGCCGCCGCCATGTGGGTCATGGTCGAGGTCCTCGGCGAAGAGGTCTACACGATGCTCAAGGACCACCCGTCCCTCGACTTCGACCAGTTCAACGACATCTTCGAGCGCCTGGAGAAGAACCTCCTGGGGGGAAAGGGCCAGAAGGCGAACCGGGCCCAGCGTGGCGTACGCCGTCGGCCCGCCTCCAAGAAACCGCGTGGGTCCTGAACTACCTGGACGACCTGGAATCGGACTTCTCGGCGGTCCACCGGTGCGACGACATGTACGCGCTCCCCGCCGACCGGTTCTTCGCCTTCGCTGACCGACTGATCGCCTACAGAGGAGTGATCCGGATGCGCGCGGAAGAGGAGTCGCAGCGGCGGCAGCCCTCCGCGTCCACCGCCCGCAGCTCCGCCGCGCGCAGCTCCACCGCGCGCTCCGGCGGCGTCACCTACTACAGCGACATCGCGCAGAACCCCGACCTCGCCCAGTACTTCGGCCCCCGGCGCGACCAGCCCGCGCAGCCCCCCAAGGAAGGGGGCTGACATGGCCTTCCGCATCGCTGAGGGCTTCGTAGAGGTCACCTCACGGTTCCGCGAGGGTGCAATCCGCAGAGGGGCCCAGCAGACCGGCAGAAGGGCAGGACAAGCCTTCTCCCGTACGTTCGGCCGCGAAGCCGACAACGGGTTCGGCCGCACCCGCCGCGCCATGGAAGGCGCCTTCCGGTCCGCCGACCGGGTCGGCCGCCGCGCAGGGTCCTCCTTCGGCTCCGGCTTCACCCGGGACGCCCAGACCTGGTTCCGCGCCACCGGCCGCCTCCTCCGCTCCCACGCGCAGCGCAGCGGCGGCGACTCCGGCCGCGCGTTCGGCCGCGCCTTCTCCCGGTCCGCCGAAGCGGGCCTCGCCCGCACCCGCCGCGTCCTGTCCCGCATCTTCCGCCGAGCCGGGCGCGAATCCGGGGAAGGGGCCGGACGGGAGTTCGGCGAGGGCTTCTTCCGCGACTCCCAGGGCCGCCTACGCGACTCCCGCGGCCGCTTCACCCGCATGTTCCACGGCTCCGGCCGCGAGTCCGGCGGCGGCTTCGTGTCCGGGTTCCTCGGCATGTTCCGGTCCCAGTCGACCGGGATCCTGTCGACCTTCGGCGGCCTGTTCACCAAGGTCGGGGCCAAGGGCTGGCTCATCGTCGCCGGGGTCATCGCCGCGCTCGCCGCCCTCCCCGCGATCGGCGCGGCGGCCGGGACCACCCTCGCCTTCGCGTTCGGCGCGGGCATCGCCGGGATCGGCATCGCCGCCGCCGCCCAGTCCGAACGGGTGCAGTCGGCGTTCACGCGCCTCAAGGACCGCGTCGGCTCCAAGCTCAAGGAGATCGCGAAGCCGTTCGAGGGCACCCTCGTCGCGATCGCCGGTCAGCTCTCCGGCCTCTTCGACTCCCTGGCCCCCCACCTCGGCAAGGCGTTCAAGCTCCTGGCCCCCGTGGTCGAGCTGTTCGCCGGGCGGTTCCTCTCCTCGCTGAAGGTCTTCGGGCCGGTCGTCGACACCGCCTCGCAGGCCTTCGCCGCCCTCCTCGACCCGCTCGGCCGCGACATCGGCCCCGCCATGGACGGGCTCGCCGACGCCTTCAACGGCCTGTTCACCACCGTCCGGGACACCCCCGAACTCCAGGGGTTCTTCTCCGGGATGATCACGGGCCTCATCGGCACCGTCGCGAACCTGGTCCGGTTCGTGACGTGGCTGGCCAAGGCGTACGTGTGGTTCGGCGACCTCAAGGACGCGGCCCTCTCCAGCCCGATCGCCGAGCGACTCCGCGGCATCGGGTCCGCGATCGGCGGCGTCGCCGACACCGCGCGCCGGAGCGGCCCCCGGCTCCGGTCCATGTTCGCCGGGGTCACACCCGGATTCGACGGCATCGGCGCCAAGCTCCGCAGCCTCGGCGCGGCCATCACCGACCGGGTCTCCGACATCACCGGCAAGGTCCGCCGCCTCGTCGGCGCGATCGGCTCCACCTTCCGCGACTTCCGCGACAAGCACGCGAAGGAGTTCGAGCAGGCCGGCCAGAAGCTCCAGGAGGTCGGCCGCAAGATCGGTGAGGCCCTCGGGTCCGCCGTCGACCTGGTGACCGCCCTGGTCAACCGGATCGGCTCCGTCCTCGGCTTCGCCCTCGACCTGATCACCGGCGTCTGGGGCCGGTTCGGCGACGACATCATCAACACCGTCCAGACCGCGTTCAACACGGTCCTCGGGGTCCTCTCCGGCGCCCTCACCACGATCAAGGGCGTCATCGACGTCTTCGTCGGGATCCTCACCGGCGACTGGGGTCGCGCGTGGGACGGCGTCAAGGGGATCTTCTCCGGACTGTGGCAGGCGGTCCTCGCGATCCTCAAGGGTTCGCTCGGCCTCGCCGTCCAGGCCGTGAAGTCCGCGGTGTCGCTGATCATCTGGCCGTTCCAGTGGCTCTACGACAAGATCGTCGGGCACTCGATCATCCCGGACCTGGTGCTCGGCGTCCTCTCCTGGTTCCAGAAGCTCGCCGCCTGGGTGCTCGCCCCCGTCGCCGCGCTCCGCGACCGCACGGTCAACGCCTTCCAGCAGGCGAAGGCGTGGGTCCTCAACCACGTCAAGGCGCTCCGGGACGGCGCGGTCTCCCGGTTCACCAGCCTCCGCGACCGCGCCACCGCCCTCGCCACGAACGCACGCGACTGGGTGACCTCGCGGATCAGCAGCCTCCGCGACCTTGTGACGTCCCGGATCACCTCCCTCCGGGACCGGGCGGTGTCCCGGTTCACCTCCCTCCGGGACACCGCCACCTCCCGCATCTCGAACCTCCGGGACTGGGTGGTGTCCCGCGCGAGCTCGCTCCGCGACAAGGTCGTCTCGGCCTTCAACTCGCTGAAGGACCGGACGATCTCGGCGTTCGACCGCGCCGCCTCCGGTGTCCGGACCGTGTTCTCGAAGCTCCGCTCGGCAGCGTCCAGCCCGGTCCGGTTCGTGATCGACGTGGTGTACAACCAGGGCATCCGGGGCGTCTGGAACAAGATCGCGGACAAGGTGCCGGGCATCGGCTCCATCGGCCCCATGCGCGTCCCCAAGGGCTTCGCCAAGGGCGGCATCACCGACGTCCGGGACGGCGCCGCCCTCCCCGGCTACTCCCCGCGCGACGACCAGCTCGTCTACGCCCGCTCCGGGGAAGGCGTCATCGTCCCCGAAGCCGTCCGCGCTCTCGGCGCCGGGTTCATCCACACCGCGAACCGCCTCGGCAGCCGCGCCAGCGAACTCCTCGGCCTCCCCGCCTTCCGCAAGGGCGGCACGGTCCCCGGCTACCGCGACGGCGGTGTGATCGGCGCGGTCAGCGGCTTCCTCGGCAAGGCCAAGGGCGCCTTCGCCGGAGGGTTCGTCAAGGCCCTCACCGCCGCCCTGAACCCCATGGTGCGCTCCATCACCAGCCGCTTCGGGAACCGCAACGACTTCCCCGGCATCCCCGGCAAGATGATGGCCCACCTCACCGGCAAGATCATCGGGTTCATGCGGCGGTTCGCCTCCCAGCTCGAAGGCGGCGACGGCAAGAAGGTCGTCGACATCGCGGAGAAGTACGTCGGCCTGTCCGGGAACCCCAACAAGTTCACCCGCCGCATGGGCATGAACGGCCTCCCCTGGTGCGGGATGTTCGTGGACGGAGTGTTCGACGAGGCCGGCGCATCCAAGGCCCTCCGGGGCGTGGGCGGCCCCGCCGCCGTCTGGTCCTACCGCGCCCTGCCCTCGGTCTCCCAGAGCCAGAAGAAGGCCGGAGACCTCGGCCTCTACCGAGGCGACGCCGGGCACATCAACATCTACACCGGCAAGGGCTCCATCACCATCGGCGGCAACGAGTCCAACAGCGTCCGCAAGCAGTCCGGCTACATCGGCACCGCCTCCTCCATCCGGCGCCCGCACTTCGCCGAAGGCGGCATCGTCGACTTCCTCTGGCAGGACGACCGCGAAAGCGATCTCTTCCACACCCCGGACCGCACCCGCCACCTCCGCGCCATGGCCACCACCCCGCCATGGACCGGCACCCACGACATCGGCGGCCTCCTCCCGGACGGCGGCATCGCCGTCAACCAGTCCGGCACCGCCGAGGTCGTCCACACCCTCGACCAGCTCCGGGCCATCGTCGAGGCCGCCAAGGGCCAGCACATCACCTACGTGTTCGAGGCCGGGTCGATCGTCCTCGACGCCTCGACCATCAAGGACATCCGGGACCTCATCCGCATGATCGAGAACCTGCGGGCCACCGCCCGCCAGCACGGCGCGAAGGTGATCACACGATGACCACCCCCGACACCCCGCCCGCCACCGAGGACGCCGCCCAGGACGCCACCGAGCGGCTCCAGGCGGCCGCGGACGCACTCCCCGACACCGCCACCGACGAGGACCTCCGCCAGACGCTCGCCGCCGAGAAGGCCCGCATCGCCGCCGACGCCTGGAGCACCCACCCCGGCCGCAACGAGTACGGTCACCTCTCCATCACCCTCCCCGGCGGACGCGACATCACCATCGGCCACGTCGAAGCCGTCCAGCCCAGCGACGGCATCGCCTACATCGACGTCTGGACCGGCCCCCCGGCGGGCCCCCCGCAGTACCGCATCGTGAACCCGCCCCTGCTCGTCCCCGACCCCCACGGCGACATCACGATCACCGAAGCCAGAGGCCGGACCCGCCGCTACCGGTCGGACCCCATGGCCGCCATCGCCGACGCCATCACCGGGGGCGCCCGATGACCACCGTCATCCTCATCGCGGACGCCACGGACGGCACGATCAGCTCCCGCGACAACCACTACGTGGACCTCGTCGCCGGGTCCGGCCTCCAAGCCGTCACCGACCAGCCCACCGGCCAGATCGGCCAGGACCTGATCCAGCCGTACTTCTACGCCTACCAGACCGGCCTCGCCTTCACCCCCGCCGCCAGCACCGACACCACCGTCACCGCCGCTTACCTCCGCCTCTACCAGGCGGCGGTCGGCGGGACCGGCGTCGCCCGCAGCATCGAGATCGCCGAATACGACTGGGGCGGCGTCCTCGACACCGGCAACTGGAGGACCCCCGCACAACTGAAAAGCCTCGTCAACGGCGACGCCCTCGCCGCCGTCATCGACTCCGCCCACCTCGCCGGCATCGGGCAGCTCCGCGCCGGCCTCGAACCCGGCCACCTCCCCGACGCCACCTCGGCCACCACGCGCCGCTACATCCTCTACACCAGCCGGTTCCGCACCCAGCAGGTCCCGTCAGGCCCCGAGCTGCACACCGTCCGCCTGACCGAGTTCTCCGGCACCAGCCAGGACCCCGCCCTCCTCCTGGCCCACACCACCAAGCACATCACCGACACCAACCACGGCGGCCACGTCCAGCTCTCCGACGGAACCCACGCCTACCTCCGCCAAGGCGCCACCGCCCCCGCCACCGCCAGCATCGCCGTCGTCCACCACAACGGCACCACCGCCACCACCGTGTTCAGCGACCCGCTCTCAGCGGGCCGCCAAGGCGCCCAGATCTACACCCTCTGCGCTGACGGCTCGGACAACCTCTACATCCTCAACGGCAACAACGACCTCCCCAACATCCTCCGCGTCCGGGGCTTCACGAAGGGGGCAGGTCACAACTGGACCGCAGGCCCCGTCCGAGACATCCCCCTGGCCACCTACGAGGGCGAGGTCAACAACGTCGCCGCCGCCTGGCACACCTCCGGCTCCGGCGGCACGATCCTCGCCGTCGTCGCCCACAACGCGGGCCGCAACACCGGCACCCAGACCGGCTACGCCCTCATCAACCCGGTCTGGGTCCGCACCGGCTCCGGGACCGCACTCCGCGGCTCCGGCAACGCCGAAGGCGTCCTCATCGACAACCCCGCCCCGGACGGCGGCATCCACAACTACGTCAACGAGACCGGCACGCTCCTCGATGTCGCCGCCGCCCCCTCCTCCAGCCGCGGCTACATCACCTGCACCACGAAACAGCAGGTCCTCGGCGACCCCGGAGCCCAGTCGTTCGCCCGCTACGAACTCAACGCCTCCGGGACCGGGTTCGCCTCGGTCGCCCGCCTCCGCGACACCTCCGGCGCCTTCTCCACCAAGGACGCCGACGCCAAGTCCCGCGTCATCGGCATCGACGACTCCCGCTTCGTCACCGTCAACGCCGACGCCACGAGCGGCCGCGGCATCACCGTCGTCCACCGGCAGAGCCTCGGCTCCGGCTCCATCACCGAACTGGCCCGGGTCACCCTCGGCACCGAGAGCCTCACCGCCATGCCCGACCCCTCCGTGCTCGCCACCAGCCCCGCCTGGGACGCCGTCTACAACCCCGTCGACAACCGGGTCTGGATCTACTACATCGACGCCGCGAACCCGAACCGCCTCATGCGGACCCCGGTCTCCCTCACCACCGGGCAGGCCGGCCGCAGCGAGGTCCAGGTGAACGCCGCCGTCGGCGCGGCAGGGTCCACCAACCGCGCCGTCCGCGTCCACCGGGGCAGGACCGCCGGAAGCCAGGTCGTCATCGGCGTCTCCAACCGGACGTCCGGCGGCGCCCACTCCCTCATCGCCGTCACGGACCGCCTGAACGCCCTGCCCACCCAGCCCATCCCGACCCCGAGGGCGAACTTCGATGCCACCGCCCCCACCCCGTTCGAATGGATGTTCACCGACCCGGACCCCGCCGACGCGCAGTCCGCCTTCCAGGTCGAGATCTACGACACCGCCACCGGGGCCCTCGCCCACGACTCCACGAAGACCACCAGCGCCACGCAGTCCTACACGCTGCCCGCCTCCACCCTCGCGAACGGCGGCACGTACCGGTGGCGGGTCCGCACCTGGGACGGCCAGGACGAGGAATCGCCCTGGACCGGCTACGGCACGTTCGCCACGTCCGCCTCCGGGTCGGTCACCATCACCGCGCCGGCCACCGACAACGACCCGGCCGTCATCACCTCCGACGTCCTCGTCACCTGGACGGTCACCGGCACCACCCAGGCCGCCTACCAGGTCGTCGTGCGCCGCACCGACACCCTCGCGGTCCTCCTCGACACCGGCTGGGTCGACTCCACCGCCACCAGCCACCTCGTGACCGGCATGGCCGCCGGGACCGAGTACCTGGTGCGGGTCACCGTCCGGAACGCTGCCCAGGTCGCCTCCAACACCGCCGAGCGCCTGATCACCCCGAACTACGCCTCCCCCGAGGTCCCCACGGTCGCCGTCGAGGCCTTCGACGACGGCGGCTACATCCTCGTCACCGTCACGAACCCCGCCCCGCAGGGCGACCGCCCCAACCCCTCCAGCAACCAGATCTTCCGCCGCCGCGCAGGCTCCGGCACCGAGTGGCTGCTGATCGCCGAGGTCGAGCCCGGCGCCACCTTCCGCGACTACACCGCCCCCTCCGGGACCGAGGTCGAGTACATGGCACGCGCCGGAGTCCTCGCATGACCACCACCTACAGCACGTACGCGTTCTTCAGCGACTCCAGCCCCGCCGCGGCGACCCTCGCCCTGGAAGGCGTCTGGATCCACGACCCCACCGACGCCGCCGGCAGCGTCGCCCAGTTCCGCTTCGGCAAGGACGCCCGCAGCACGAAGATCGACACAGGGGGGACGGCCATGGTGTTCGCGGGCCGCCGCTACCCGGTCATCGACTACGGCGAGCACCAGGACGACCAGTACGCGGTCAGCGTCCAGGTCCCGCACGGCCCCGACTACCGGACCGGCCTGGAGACCCTCCGCGCCTTCGCCGAGTCCCGGACCACCCTCGTCTACCGCGACAACCGGGGCCGAGACGCCTACGGTGTGATCACCGAGTACGCCGAAGGGGACCAGTCCTGGGGGAGCGAGGTCACCTTCTCGTTCACCCGCGTCGACGTCGAGCAGGTGACCGCCTGATGCAGTCCCTCGACATCCCCAAGGGCCCCGCGAACACCGGCGGCTACACCGCCGAGCAGGTGCTCCGCGCCCTCCGGGGCGTCGACGGCTCCCGCCTCCTCACCTTCCGCTACGAACTCCTCGACTCCACCAACACCAAGATCGGCGACCTGGACAACGTCCTGGACTGCACGATCTCCCAGAACTGGCTCGCCGACATCAAGCGGACCGCGAAGTTCACCCTCCGCGCGGACGGCCAGATCGACTTCCTCTCCCAGCGGATCAAACCCTGGGTCCGGCTCGCCATGCCCCCGACCGAGGTACCCCTGCCGTTCACGATCCGGCCCGCCTGGACGAACCGGTTCAACGGCACCCCCGGCGCCGAGATCACCACCGCGAACTCCGGCGGCAGCGGCGACAACCTCGCCAGCGTCACCGGCACCGTCACCTACGACAGCGCCTGGTCCACGGACGGCCAGCAGTCCGCGCTCCTCGGCGGCACCGACACGAACGGCGACCCGGTCGAGGGCGCCTTCACCCTCACCGTCGCACCCGCCCGGTCCGAGTGGGCGCTCCGCACCTACCTGAACGTCCCGTCCGGGGCGCGGCTGACGATCGCCCCGGACGGCCTCACCCCCGACCCCGCGACCCACATCGTGATCGACGACGTGGGCGGCGAGTACCGGCTCGGCGCAGTGGACATCGCCGCCCACCAGACCCACGTGATCGGCCAGCCGGTCCGCCTGGAGATCGAGAACGACGGCACCACCGCCGCCTACCGGCTGTACTGGGCCAACCCCTACGGCGACACCCCGGACTTCACCGGGTCGGAGCCCAGCACGGGGCGGGAACCGGTGGAGACCGTCACGGTCACCGGCACCGGCACCGGCTCCACCCCGCCCGAGACCGGCCACGTGGCCAGGCTAGGCGCCAGCACCGTGGAAACCTCCTCCACCACGGGGAGCATCACGGTCGGCTCCGCCGTCCCGGCCGGGGAGACCGTGATCGGCGCGGTCGCCTGGACCAACGACGTCACCAGCCCGCCCACCGTCACCGCCGCCACCGACAGCCGCGGCAACTCCTACACGGTCGACGTGGCGGCCGGCACCGGGAACACCACCGTCTCCGAGGCCATCCTCCGGGGCACCATCGTCACCCCGTTGCAGGCGGGCGACACCATCACCGTCACGATCTCGGCGGCCCGGATCCGCTGGTGCCTCACCTTCGACCACTTCAGCCACCAGCTCGACGCCGCCGACCCCCTCGACCAGACCGCCGCCAACCACAACCCCGGCTCGGCCACCGCCCTGACCACCGGCACCACCCCCGCCACGAGCCAGCCCGACGAGCTGCTCTACGCCGCCTTCGGCTTCGGCGTCGGCAGGACCATCGGCATCCCCGCAGGGTGGACCGGCGGGCCCGTCGTCGAGACCGCGCAGGCCTCCGCGAACCGCGCCCTCCAGGCCATCCACCGCACCGTCTCGGCGACCGGCGCGCAGCAGGGCACCCTGACCATCGACCCCGCCGGGGTCTACTCGGCCTGCATCGCCACCTACGCCATCGCCGCCCCGCCCGCCGTCCCCGTCCAGCCGCCCGCCGTCGACAGCCTGACCATCGGCGACCGGGGCCCCAAGACCGAGGTGATCACCGGGGGTTACGTGGAGTGGCCGCAGGGCGTGTTCCTGCTCTCCACCCCCAGCCGCTCGGTAGACGCCTCCGACGTCGTCACTCGCGCCGTCGACGGCTACGACCAGTTGCAGATCTTCATCGACGACGTCGTCCCGGACCGCTACACCGCCGCCGCCGGGGCCGCCTACACCACGGTGGTGTCGAGCCTGCTCGGCTCGGTCGCCAAACAGGTCACGCCGTCGTCGGCGGTGCTCCCGGTCGCCAAGGAATGGGAGCCCGGCACCACCAAGCTCGCGATCATCAACGAGCTGCTGTCCGCGATCAACTACGACTCCCTGTCGTTCGACGAGGACGGGGTCGCCCTCGTGCGGCCGTACGTGTCCCCCCAGGACCGGCCCGCCGAGTACACCTACGCCGACGACGCGGTCTCGGTCATGAACCCGGAGGTGGAGCAGGAGCTCGACCTGTTCTCGGTGCCGAACCGGTGGGTCCTCGTGGTCTCCGACCCGGACAGGGCCGCCCTGTCCGCCGTCTACACGAACTCGGACCCGGCGTCGCCGACGTCCACGGTCCGGCGGCAGCGGGTCATCACCGACTTCCGCCAGGAGGAGGACGCCGCCGACCAGGCGACCCTGGCCGCCCGCGCGGCGCGGCTCGCGTTCGAGGCGTCCCAGGTGTTCGAGACGATCAGCTTCACCACGGCGCTCATGCCGGTCCACTCCGGCAACGACGTCTACAAGATCCTGTACGGGCCGCTGGCCGTGAACGCCAAGTACGCCGAGCACACGTGGGAGATGGAACTCAAGGCCGGCACCCAGATGCGGCACCAGGCCCGCCGCGTCGTGAGCATCTCCAACCCGTAGAAGGGGCCCCCGGATGGACGCGCTCTCGTTCCTCGCGGACGTCACCGGCTACGCGCAGGCGCAGGCGGAACCGTCCTCGGCGAACCGGCCGGTCAAGCTCGCCACCGTCGACCCCGCCTACGACCCGGCCAGCTACGCCACCGGCACCCTCCCCCGCGTGACGTTCGACGGCGAGGCCACCATGTCCGGGAAGCTGTACCCGGTCATGGCGCCCTACCAGCCGCGCCCGGCGGACCGGGTCGTCCTGGTCCCGGTCGGCAACACCTACCTGATCATCGGCGCGATCAGGACGGGCTCCAGCATGGGTCTGGTCCAGGACTGGACCGCCCCCACCCTCGCAGCCGGATACACCCACAACGCCAACGAGAACGGCACCCTGCAATTCCGGGTGCTCGACTCCTACGGGACCAGGATGGTCGAGTGGCGCGGCGCGGTGAACCGGGGCTCCGGGAGCGTGATCACCACCGTCCCCGCCATAGCGCGCCCCAGTGTCCGCCGCACGGTCCTCGCCCCGAGGAACGCGGCCATCACCAACGACGTGAAGATCGACTTCAACACGGACGGCACCGCGGCCGTGTTCGGCGAGACCACCGACAGCGCGCCTCTCCCCACCTGGATCGCGCTCAACGGGGTCAGCTACTTCCTGTAGCGGCGGCTTCGGGCAACACGCCGCAGCCTCACCGGCACCCGCCCGGGAGATCAGGCACACTGGCCACGGGTTTCCCGACGTCAGGGGGCGCAATGGGCAAGACCAAGGCGGAACTCGAAGCCGAGGTAGAGGACCTGACCGGACAGCTCGGCCGGGCACGCGACGAGGCCGACAAGGCGCGCAAGGCCGCCGAGGAGGCGGACACGGACGCCGCCTACCGCCGGGGCAGGGCGGACGCCGCGAACGAGGCGGCCGAAGAGGTCGCCCGGCTGACCGGCCGCACCGGGGGCGTCCTGACCCGCGCGATCAAGGCCAAAGGCGAGTAAAGCCCGCCCCGGCGCACACCCCCCGACCGGAGGACCGGCAGCGAATGCGCGTGATCGTCACCTGCGCTGGACACCAGCGGAAATGGGGCGGCTACCTCGGCGTCCCCTCCCACCTCGCACCGCTGGCGGACGGCACCCCCCTGCTCCACCGCACCCTCGCCCAGGCCGCCAGGATCAGCGAGGACGTCCACTACACGACACCGAGCCGCCCCGGCTACGAGCCCCCGGCCGGCCTCCAGGACCGGGTGACCCGCCACGTCCGCGACGAGGACCACCCCTCCGAGTACGCCTCCACCCGCGACCTGTGGTCCACCACGGGCCGCACGGTCCTCATGCTCGGCGACTGCTACTTCACCGACGCCGCGGCCGCCGTGATCGGCGCGACGGACCGCCGGGACTACATCGTGTTCGGCCGCAAGGGACCCTCCAAGGTCACGAATACCCCGTGGGGAGAGATCTTCGCCGTGTCGTGGTGGCCCGAGCATCACGAGCTCCTGGACCGCCACCTCGCCGCCATCGCCGAGGTCCCCCGGACCGGGGCGACCAAGCGGCCGGACGGGTGGCTGCTGCTCCGCTCCATCCAGGGCACGCCCCTCGGCCTGCACCGGGTGGTGCCGCGCCACTTCCACGAGATCGACGACGCCACCGACGACTTCGACTTCCCCGAGGACTACGACCGCCACCCGGCCACCCCGACCCCGGCCGCGCGATGACCGGCCGGGCGAGGGCAGGGGGGAGCATCTGCCCCGCGTGCCGCGTGTGCGCGGACCACGGGCTCCCGCACGTGTGCATCACCAGCGGGGACGACCTGTCGCCGGTGTTCGTCGAGCTGCCCGCCGACGCGCTCCAGCGGCTCCGTGAGGACCTGGAGGCGCATCCGGCCGCCCGGCCTGTTCTGCCGGGCGGCACGGTGCTGGAGGCGGCGGACTCGTCATGGTGCTTCTGCGGCGGGTGCCGGCGCGGGGGCCGGGTGGTAACCGCGCCAGCCACGCGCTCAGCGTCGCCAATCCGGACACGGCTCGTCTGAAGGCGTCCATGCCCTCCGACCGTAGGCGGCGGCTCACCGGGGGTTCCCCGGACCGGGGAACTGTGGATAACCCGGCCCGGTCATGCCGCGTCCGGTGCCGGGTGGCCGATGCGCATCGTCTCGCGGCGCGCCCACCGGTAGGGCGTGATGGGGTGCCTGGTGCGGGACCAGGTTTCGATCACGACCGCTTCCGGGGTCGCCTCGACCACTGTGCCCATGATCAGGGGCCCGCCGTTGGTGCCGGGCATGGACAGGATCTCGTCCCCGACCTCGGCCTGATGGAACTCCAGGACCTCCTTCCAGCGGTAGGTGCGGCCGTCCACCTCGGCCCAGTACCAGGTCGGGTAGGCGTCGTCCGGGCCGAGGAGGTGGCGCCTCCGCGCGGCCTCGTGCTGGCCCCAGGCGTCGCGCGGTACGCCGTGGCGGTCGAGGTGCTCCTGCAGCTCCCTGCGGGTTTCGCAGGCGGCGGCTCTGGAGGACGCGATCTCCGGGCCCGTTTCGAGAATCCACATCCGCGGACTCCTTTCAGATCGGATAGGTAGGAGATGGGGCGGCCGGGGGCCGCTCCATCTCGCAGGGGATGTTCGCTGGTGATCAGTTCCGCAGCTCGCCGGGGAAGATCCGGTAGGTCCGGCCCCGGTACTGGACGATCAGGAAGAGCTTGTACTCGCCGGAGTGGTCCTCGACGTCGAAGTCGATGATCTCGACCTTGCGCAGGCCCGGCCTGATCATCGCGTTCCACGTGCGGCCGATCAGCATCTCGGCCTGGTCGAGGATCACGGCCTCGCTGCGGCTCCAGGTCACGACCCCGTCGGCCGTGCGCCGGGTACCCGGCTCGTTCCGGGCATCCTCGACCGCTCGGCGCTCCTTCTCGGCCATCTCACGAGCGATCTTGTCCTGCACGCTGCCGTAGTCGTTGATCGCGTACCAGTCGGCTTCGAGCTGGATGTCGTGGATGGTGGCCATGTCTCTGTCTCCTTAGCGCTTTGCTGTTTGCTTATGTCTCTATTATAGGCCAACTTTAGGGACATAGCAAGCCGTGTGCGACCCGAGATGACAGAGCGCGGTGATGTCTGGCGCGGAGCCGCGCCCGCCGGTCGGTCAGGCCAGCTCCAGGCCCGCGTCCAGGCCGCACTGCGCGTGCGCGATCACCGAGTCGTCGCCCTTGGTGAACTCGCCCGCCTCCTCGATGGGGAACCCGTGGGCGTCGGTCTTGATCCGCTCGCCGCACAGCTCGCACGTTCTGTAGTCCTCGTCCATGTCGCCTTCCTCTGCTCGGTGGTCGGGACCCTGGGCCGGGGGCGTCGCGCCCCCGGCCCCTCGCTCGTCAGGCCAGGCGCAGCCCGGCGTCCAGTCCGCACTGGCCGTGCGCGACGATCGTCTTGCCGCCTCGGATGAAGTGGCCGATGTCGCCGCCGTCCGGCATCTCGTCCTCGTCCTGCTCGAACGGCTCCTCGCACAGTTCGCATTCGTCCATCTGGCTTCCGTTCCTCTCTGCGCTATTCTGACTCTATTCTAGGCCAAATATAGGGACATAACAAGCTGCGGGGCGTCCCGAGAGGACACCTGAACTGGCCGGACGCCTACCTCACGGCCGTGCGGTACAGACGCCACAGGAGCCGGAGCTGCTCCCGGCGCGGCCGCCCCGCCAGCGCGTACACCCTGAACGCGAACGCCGCGATCTCGGCCTCGCTCATGCCGTGCTCGTGCTGCGCGCACCCGTCGACGAAGCCGCGGACCTCAAGGCCGGCCCTGCTCCGCCCCACGGTGCGGATCTCGGCCTCGGCCTTCGCGCCCGCAGCCCACCAGCGGTACTCGGGCGTGCCGGACGGCGGGGGGTCGGTCGTCACGCGGCCATTGTGCAACGCGGCCCCCAGAGCGGCCGGGACGGCGCGCGGAGCCGTACAGTGCCCGGATGGACCCGACGCCCACCGCACCCGACCACCGCCAGGTCTACATCGAGTGCCCGCCGGAGTGGGGCCCGGGTCAGGCGCTGATCACCCGGCTGGAGCGGCTCGGCTACGACGTCGAGGACCACCGCGCGCTCGGCAGGGGCGAGCGATGGCTCACGCTCCGCTGAGAGGCCCGCTGCGGCCCTGGCGGTCGCTGGCCAGGGGATTCACTGCCCCGACCTGCCACGTGAAGAAGGGGGGCAACCTGAGGTTGCCCCCCTTCCGCGTGCGGCGCGGTGCCTGGGGCTCACTGGCCGGGAAGCCTGCGCGGCCGCTCACAGGCGCGCTGAGCGCCTCGTGAGCGGCCGCGGCTAGAACTCGGTGTAGAGGCGGGCGATCGCGGCGGCCAGGAGGCGCGCGAGGTCGGCGGTCTCGGGGTCCTCCTCGGCCATCTCCGCGAGGGGGTCGGGGCTGCCGGGGTAGGGCCGCACCTGGGGGGCGTCGGTGGTGATGTGGGTGACCTGGAGGCTGCCCCGGAGACCCCAGTTCCCGATCTCGGCGGGCTCGCCCCCGCCCCCGAAGGTGACCTTGACCCCGTGCTCGGGGTTCTCGGGCGGCGTCGGCGGCTCGGCGACGAGCGGGCCGTGAATGGCCCTGTCGAACGACTCCACCAGGTAGGTGCGCGGCTCGCCGGGGGCGGTGTGGAAGTAGGAGACCATGAGGTCGAGGAACAGCACCTCGATCATCTCGGAGAACGGTTCCATGCGTTTCCTCCTCGGGGGCTACTGTCGCTTATGCCTCTATTATAGGCCAATTTCAGGGACATAACAATCGAGTGGCGACCCCGCACGAACCACGAGAGCCCCTGCCGGTCAGCCCCGCAGCGTGACCGGCTCCTCGTCCGCGCACCCGCCCCCGACCCGGAACGAGCGCACCTCCGGCGACCCGCCCCGCAGCGACACGATCAGGTAGTGGACCCCCGGATCCCACGCCGCCCGCACGTCCTCCCGCGACGGGTACGCGCCGCCGCGCGGATGCGAGTGGTACACCACCACCGGATCCTCCCCGCGCGCGTCCATCTCCCGCCACACCGCGAGCTGCTCCTCCGGATCGAACCGGAACCGCCGCCGCCGGTCGCCGGACGCGTTGGCCATCGGCACATGCCGGACCGGCCTGCCGCTGCCGGCCGGGCCCGCGACGATCCCGCACGCCTCGAACGGGTGCTCGGAGCGGGCGTGCTCCACGATCGCGTCGAGCAGCCCGCCGGAGATCACGAGCCCCACGGGCGCCACCCGGACACGTAGCCGGGCCGGTCGTCGTAGGCCGACGCCAGCAGCCGCAGCTCCTCGCACGGCGAGACGGCCTGGCACGACCGGCACCGCCGCGAGCCGTCCGCGCGCTCCGGGCCCGGCGCGTGCCGCGCCGCGATCGCGCGCAGCGCGCGGATGATGCGCAGGGTCCGGTGCGGGTGCGCGAGCACCTGGCGCGCCTTCTGCGCGTCCGTGTCGAGCTGGTCCAGGTACCACGGGTAGAGCCCCTCCACCCCCGCACCTCCCGAGACGGCGAACGATGATCCATAATCGCCCGCCTGGGCGTCCGGGGCCGCGCACCTCGCCGGGCTCCGCACGGGTTCCCGCGACCCGCCCCGGCCGGAGCGGTCCGGCCGCTACGGTGCCGCCCGGGGGCGACCACCGGGGACCGCCGCCCGCACCGGAGGAGGAACCGTTGGTCATCGCCGTCTACCCCTCGGGGTCGATCAAGAAGGGCGTCGCGGACGAGAAGAAGGCGTGCTGGTCCGACACCGAGCGGGCCCAGGTCGCCGAGGGCGCCGCCCCGTCCGAGGTCGTCTTCTTCGAGAACGACGGCCCGCTGCCGGCCGGGATCAGCACGCGCGCGCAGTTCGGCCGGGACGTCTACCAGGTGGCCGCCTCGGACGTTGTGGTCGTCGACGCCAGGGAGCGGCGCGGCCTCGGCGTCGGGGTCGAGATGGCGGCCGCGGCCGCGTTCCGGGTCCCGATCCTCGTCGTCGCGCCCCGCAACACCAAGTACCGGGCCGACAGGCTGGCCTACCGGGGCACGGTCGTCGAGGACTACGTCCACCCGCACATCGCCGCGCTGGCCACGCTGATCGTGGACGACTTCCGAGAGGCGGGGCGTCGGCTCCTCCGGACAGCCCGGTCCAAGCCCCTCAACCCCGTGATGGGCATGCCGTCCTGGCTGGAGGGCGCCTACGGCGAGTACCGGGACCGGGTGCTCCCCGGCGACCCGCCCATGCTGGCGCTCCTGGACCGGCTCGGACGCCGCTGACACGACACCGCGCAGAAGGCGGCCCCCGGACGATCGGGGGCCGCCTCTCACTGTCTCAGAGCCCGCGCCGGAGCCGGACGCCGGTGAGGTAATCGTCCATGACCTTGTTGTGGCGCGCGTCGGCGAGGGCGTTGTGCTGGCCCTCTTCCTGCCTCGGGAGCTCGTCGACGCCGAGGCAGTGCATCTCCTGGCGGATGTCCCAGGTCCACATGGGCACGCCCTCGGGCATGTCCGCCATGCGGCCCCAGAGCTGCGCGAGCACGACGTGGTCGTAGGAGCCGTAGTAGGCGACCAGGACGGGGTCGGGGACGGCGGTGATGAACCGCTGGACCATGCGGGCGATCTGGGGCCGGGACCGGACGTCCGGGTGTGCGCGGTCGAGGTGGCCGGGGCCGCAGGCGCAGCGGACGCCCTTGGGGTGCTTGTAGGTGGGCAGGGACGGCCACACGTTCTCGACGAGCCAGGGGTTGGCGCGGACGGCGTTCTGGTCGAACTCGCTGGAGACGGCGTACAGCTCGCTGCCGTGCTCGGTGACCATGCCGATCGAGATGAGGTCGATCGGGGAGTCCGGGCCCTGCTCGTGGAACTCGGTGTCGTAGTAGATCTTGGTCATGCGGCCTCCGGTGCGGATCGCTTCCTTATGTCCTCAATTTTGGCCTACTGTGAGGGCATAGGTCAATCCGGGAGAGGACATCAAGCCGCGGGCCCGTCCTCGCGCGGCTCGACCGCGATGTGGTCGAGCTCCGAGACGCGGACCGCGACCGCGCCGCCGCTGATCGTGTGGACGAGGATCACCGTGCTGTCGGGCATCTCCAGGACCCGGCCCGCCGCCGCCACGGCGTCCTCCACCCCGACGTGTGACGGTTCGGGGCTGTCGGCGACTGCGCCGAGCTTGGTCACGTACTGGGTAACGACCCTCACCGGCGCGCCTCCCTCTCCCGCCGCAGGCGCCGCTGCGCGGCCAGCGCGCCCTGCACCGGTTCCGCCGGGACGGGCGCCTCGGCGTCCTGCCCCGGCTCCGGGTCTGGGGCAGGTGCGGGGGGCAGGCCGGCCCACTCGCGGAACCCGGCGGATTCCTCGATCGCCCGGACCACGGTGTCCGAGTGGGTCTGGCCGCCGCGTTTCATGGCCTCCAGGTAGGCGTGGGTCTCCTGCGTGAGCTTGATACCGGTCCGAGGGTCCGCCATGGAGGCATTGTCCATCGGTCAACGGACGGACCGAAACCCGAGACGGAGAGCGGATCATCCGCGTACTGTGGGCGACGGAACCGCAGGCGTCTCCTCCGACGCGGGCGGGTCCGCGCCTCCGGGGCCGGGCTTGGGATCGGCACAGCGCCCCGCGCGGACCCGCCCCGCCCGGACCGTGGCGATCACGGGAACCCCGCGGCCGTGAACGTACCGTTGACCCCATGCCGGACCCTTCCCAGGCACCCCTCGGCGGCGTCACGATCGACGCCAAAGCCATCTATGACCTGGCATACCGGGGTGTTCTCCAGAACGAGCAGATACTCGGGCAGCTCCGGGCCCAGCAGACCCAGATCGACCGGCACCAGCAGCGCCTCGACGAGATGGAAGGCCGGCTGCGGATGCAGGAGAGAACGACCATCACCCGCGCCGAGCTGGACAGCAAGAGCCGCAGGACGGTCGCGGCTGTCAGCGCGATCGTCGGCGCGGTAGGGGTTATGGTCACCCTGTTCTTCGGACTGATCAACCTCACAGGAGGATCATCATGACCTTCCCGACGCGCGCCTGCGAGGCGCCGTGATCAACGTCAGAGACCGGGGCGCCATCGGAGACGGCGTCGCCGACGACTCCGCGGCCTTCCAAGACGCCCTCACCGCAGGCGGCTGGATCTACGTGCCCCCCGGCGTGTACCTGCTGGCGACCCTGCCCCTCCGGATCCCGGCGCGGACCAGGCTGACCCTGGAGCCGGGCGCGGTCCTGCTCCGCGCCTCGCCGGAGGTCATGCTGACCAACACGCCGCCCGGCGGCTCCTCCTCCGGCGGGTACGGCGGGCCCGGCGGGATCCTGGTCGAGGGCGGCCTGTGGGACGTCAACGGGGTCGTGCGGACCGAGTACTCGGGGGCGCTCGCCTTCGCGCACGCCGAGGACATCACGGTCCGGGACGTCACCGTGCAGGACGTCCCCGGCTGGCACGCCGTCGAGTTCAACGCCTGCAAGAACACCCGCGTCCGCGACAGCCGCTTCATGGGGTTCTGGCACACCGGTGACCGGGGCGGCTCCGAGGCGGTCCAGTTCGACGCCGCCACGAGCACGACCGCCTACCCGTGGGGCGGCCCCTACGACGAGACCCCGTGCCAGGACGCGTCGGTCACGGGCTGCCTGGTCGGCCCCTCCGGCACGCCCGGCACGCAGTCCTGGCCGCGCGGCGTCGGTTCGCACAACTGCGGGGCCACCGCGCACAGCGGGATCCGCGTCGCCCGGAACGTGTTCGACCAGGTCACCGACTCCGGTGTCCGCACCTACAAGTGGTCAGAGTCGCTCATCGTCAACAACACGGTGAAAGCCTCACTTGGGGAGGGCATCGCGGTCCGGGACAGCACGTACCACACGGACGTGCTCGGCAACCAGGTGTTCGACTCGGGGCGGTCCGGGATCTGGGTGAACAACGGGTGCAGCCAGATCGGCATCCGGGGTAACACGGTCATCGGGTCCGGCAAGTCGGAGGACAGCGTCCACTACGGGATCCGGATCTCGAACACCTGCAACCTCGTGCAGATCACCGGGAACCGGGTTCGCCGCCGCTCGGTCGGGCCGCACGCCCGGTACGGGCTGTCGCTGACCAGCACCTGCGACCGGTGCCAGCGGTACGGGAACTACCTGGCCGCCTCCGGGAACCTCGGCGCCATCGAGGACGTCTCGACGAACGTGATCATCGCCGCGACCGACGCAGCCTGACGCCGCCTCCTCCCCGCCCCCCAGGCCGGAGGCCGAAATGCCCGTGTTCGGGGTCGACTACGCGTGGGGCCGCCCCGGCACCGCCGCCCTCAAACGGGCCGGAGCGGAGTTCGCGTGCCGCTACCTGTCCCACGACACGACCGGCAAGAATCTCACCCGCGCCGAGGCCGTCCGGCTGTCCGACGCCGGGATATGGCTGGTGGCCGTGTGGGAGACCACCGCCCGCAGACCGCTGGCTGGCCGCGCGGCCGGGGCCGACGACGCCCGGCACGCGGACGCGCAGGCGAAGGCGTGCGGGATGCCGCCCGGGCGGCCGATCTACTTCGCCGCCGACTGGGACGCCACCGCGGCGCAGCAGGACGAGATCCACGCCTACCTGGACGGCGCGGCCAGCGTGATCGGCGTGGAGCGGGTCGGTCTCTACGGCGGCTACTGGCCCGTGAAGCGCGCGTTCGACGCAAAGAAGATCACCTACGGGTGGCAGACCTACGCCTGGTCCGGTGGCCGCTGGGACGCCCGCGCGCACCTCCGCCAGTACTCCAACGACCACAGGATCGACGGCGTCGGCCTGGACTACGACCACGCCATGGCCAGCGACTACGGGCAGTGGCGCGTGGGCGTCGCGCCCGAGAAGGGGGACGAGGACATGCCGCCGCTGCGGACCAGCCTCAGCAAGAGCAAGGCGCAGGAGCTCGCCTGGGGCCAGTTCACGAACATCCGCTGGGACAGGGAGAACGCCGACCCCGGCGACGCCCACGCCGACGGCGACTACCCCGGATACGTGGCCCCCGACTCCTCCTGGGCTGACCTCGACGCCGTGATCCAGGTCCGCGGCCTCGCGCCGGGCGACCAGTACCAGCTCCGCTTCGAGGTCCACGACTGGGCGAAGGGCAAGTCGACCGGGTCGTGGTCGGAGTGCCGCTGCGACGCCCTCGCCACCTCCGGCGACCAGTACGTCACCGGCTCCATGCCGAAGTACCTGCGGAAGGGGCAGCACGTCTACGCGGCCGTCGCGGTGTTCCGCGCGGAGGGCAGCGCGCCCGACCGGCCCGCCCCCAGGGCGATCGGCGGCCGCTACACGATCCGGCAGGAGCGGGCCTGACCGCCCGGCGAGAGGAGGCGGCGGTGGACTTCGGATACGCGCTGGCCCGGCTCCGGGACGGCTCCCGCGTGGCGCGGGCGGGCTGGGACGCTCCGGGCCGGTGGGTGGTCCTGCAGCAGGGCTACCCGGACGGCATCGCGATCAACAGGAACACGGCCGAGGCGACGGGCCTGCCGCAGGGCACGATCTGCCGGTTCCGCCCGTACCTGATGCTGCACGACTCGGACGGGGCGTTCGTGCCGTGGCAGCCGACCATGGTCGATGTCCTGGCGGGGGACTGGCGGGTGCTTGCCGGCCAGGAGCCGTGAACCGGGCTGCGCGCCCCCGCGCGTCCCTCCCCCCGAGGGGGTGCGCGGGGGCGCGCTCTGTCCGGCGGGGCTGACGTGCGCTTTCTCCTCGCATGGTCTTCGTTTGTGGCCTAAACTGGAGCCATCCCCCTGGCCGTTCGACTCTGGAGATGATCAGCATGGGACGGCACCTGTCTGTGAGCCGTGGGACCCCCCGCCCCCGGCCGGTGCAGCTCACCCTGGACCAGGCGCTGCTGCCGCGTGCGTACGCGCGGCTGTACGCGCCGAGTGCGCGGCGGCGGCTGTGGGCGTTCTCGTACACGTGCCCGTCGTGCGGCGGCACCCACCTGGGGCGGTCCCGTGAGCTGGACGCGGTCAAGGGGACGCGGAAGGCCGGGTGCGGGAGGAAGGTCTGGCTGGAGGTCTCGTCGGTGGACCTCGAGGTGCGGGAGCCGGTGGGGGCGTGACGCGGGGCTGAGCTGGCCTGTGGGCCCCGTGCGGGGGGTGTCCGGGGGCTAGCTGGGGCTGGGGTCGGACGGACGGAGAGGGGGCAACCTCGGGTTGCCCCCTCTCCGTCGTGCGGGGGTCAGGCCGCCTCGCTGTCGCGGGCGGCGGTGGCGGCGGCCTCGATGCTGCGGGCGAGGACCGGCAGCCAGGGGGCCCGGAAGCCCGTCTGGGTGGTGCGCACCTTCTTCGCCTTCATGTCCTCGTGCAGGGCGCAGATCGCCATGACGAGCTGGGCGGCCCCCGTGTACGTGGTGGTGAGGTGGGCGTTGAAGCCGTTGCCGGCGCGCTTGACCGTGGCGGCCTCGATGTCGGCCAGCAGTCCGGCGTTCGCCTCGGGGTCCAGGCGGCGCGCGATGAAGGTCAGCGCGCGGTTGCCGATGCGCAGCTTGACGTTGTGCTCCTCGGCGGCCTGGGCAGTGGCCGCCTCGGTGGCCTGCTCGGCGGCCTCCTCGGCGAGGATGGCCGTGCAGTTGGCGCAGACCTTGTAGTCGGCCTTCTTGCCGGTGGCCGGGTGGGTGGCGTCGGCCTCGCAGGGGACGGTGCCGTCGGCGCGGAGCGGGTGCTTGCGCTGGCCGGACTTGGTGACGACGTACTCCATGGCGGTGTCCTCCTCGGACGTGGTGGTGGGCAGTTCGCGCCAGGTGAGGCGGTAACCGGCGTGCTGGTAGCCGCCCTTGCGGTAGGCGCTGCCGGGGACGCCCTGGGCCTCCAGCTCGTCGCGGAGCGTGTTCCAGTCGGAGAAGGTCTCCGTCCTGGTGGGGGTCTGGCCGACCCGCTCCGTGATGCTGAGTTCCCAGGTCATTGCGTTCTCCCGTGTGCGTTGCTTTGTTCTTATGTCCTTAAGTTTGGCCTATAATAGGGACGTAGTCAAGCGAGGACGCCCTAATCGGACGTCTTGGCCAAATGAGGCCACAATCGTTGACATAGGCTCTGTATTAGGCCAAACTTAGGGACATAACGAGGTGATGAGGAGGCGAGATGCGCACCGACCCCACGCTGACCGAGCGAGCCATCCGGCAGCACGGCTACCAGATGGGGGACCACCTGGACGGCACCGGGCCCGGCCGCTGCGCCCGCTGCGGACGCCGCAGTTCCGCGCACATGGGCCGGATCTGCCGCGCCAAGGTGCTGACCGCCCTCCGCGAGCTCGGCCGCACCCGGTACGCCCACAAGCCCCGGCTCGTGGCCCGCGCCGAGGAGCTGCTCGACAGCGGCGGGGTCGTGCTGCTCCGCGGCCGGATCTGCCGCACGGTCGGCAGCGACGGCGCGGTGTACCTGACGCACCCGCTCGGCTGCAACTGCCCCGCCGGACTGCGCTCGCGGCACCTCTGCCACCACCGCATCGCGGTGGACGCCTTCACCTCCACCCTGCCCGACCACCACGGCGACCGCGCGGCCGCCGCCTGACCACGAAAGGGAACCCCATGCGCCTCATGGACGCCAGCCACCTGCCCACCGGGACCCCCGTGAACACGCAGGGCGGCATCCGCGCCGCCTTCCAGCGGCTCGACACCCCCGAGGAGGCGCGCAGCCTCGGCTACACCCGGTGCGCCACCGTGACCCTCCCCAGCGGCGAGGACATGCGGGTCGCCCCCGCGAACCTCAGCCGCGCCCCCCGCCAGCCCGAGTTCACCGCCACCCGCCGCGACCTCCGGGGGGACACGCACACGATCACCGTCGAGCGGCTGCCCGAGGAGGTCGCCCCCCTCCGGGTCATGCCGCCGTTCAAGCCCGGCCGCCTCGTCATCGTCGAGCGCCGGGGAGGCCGCTTCGCGCGGATCTGGGCCACCGAGGACGACCTCTGGTCCGGGACCTCCATGGAGGTCTCCGCGCAGGCCATCGCCGACGAGATCGGCGCCCGCTACATCCCCTGACCCCGCACCCCTACCGATCCCCTACCGATCCCACCGAGAGGCGCCCCTCCGATGACGACCGAGCAGAACCCCAAGCTGGCCAAGATCCGCGCACTGCTGGCCAAGGCCGAGTCCACCGAGTTCCCCGAGGAGGCCGCGGAGCTCACCGCCAAGGCGGCCGAGCTGATGGCCAAGTACGGGATCGACCAGGCGATGATCCCAGAGGCCGACGCCGACGCCGACAAGATCACGGACCGGCACATCGAGTGCTGGGCGCCCTGGGCCCGCGAGAAGGTGCGGTTCCTCTGCGCCCTGGCCGTCGAGATGCGCTGCCGCGCCATCTGGATCACCAACGGCGGCGGCAAGGGCTGGTGCCTCGTCCACGTCTACGGCTACGAGTCCGACATCGAGCGCCTCGAACTGCTGTACACCTCCCTGCTCGTCCAGATGTCGCACGCCCTCGCGGCCGCCGAGCCGCGCGGGAAGAACAAGCGGACCTGGCAGCGGTCCTTCCTCTACGGCTACATCACCACCGTCGTCGCCAGGGTGTGGAGGGCCGAGTCCCGCGCGGCCGACGACGCCCAGAAGGCCAGCAGCGGGAAGGCCGAACTCGTCCTCGCCGACCGCGAGTCCATGGTGAACGCCCGCTTCCAGCAGGCCCACCCGGACGCGAAGCCGTACAAGGCCCGGTACTCCAGCGTGGGCATCCGCGAAGGGATGGAGGCCGGGAACCGCGCCGACATCGGCCAGAAGCGCACCGACTCCGGCGACCGGCACGCCCTCTCCGGAGGCTGAACCGACCACGGGCGCCCCGGCGGTCCGGCGGGGCGCCCCTCCCACCCGACCAGGTTCAACGACAGGAAGGACCACACCCCATGACCGCACCGGAACGGCTGACCCCGGTGATGCGCCAGGTCCTGGCCGACGCGCTACGCGCCCGCCCGGACGACGACCTCCGCGCCCCCGTCACCGGCAGGCCGGCCACCGTGAAGGCCCTCATCGCCCGCGGCCTCGCCATGCCGGACCAGACCGACGACGACGGCCCGCCGATCCTCACCCGGCAGGGCGTCACCGCCGCCGCGAAGGTCATCGACCCCGAGCGGCCGACCCTCCAGCCCGGCGACCTCGTCGTCTATCACGGCTCGATCGAGTTCGAGCACGACAACGAGTACATCGTGCTCCAGCCCTGGTTCGGCCGCTACAGGCTCGTCGACGCCGAGTACCACCGCTTCTACCTCGACCAGGCCCGGCGCACGTCGATCTCCTACACCGGACACCAGGTCGAGGTCCCCGAAATCTTCGCGGACAGCGGGGCAGGGGCGTCGTGAGCGGCACCCCGGACAGCGAGCCCCTGCCGGTCGAGGTGGAGGGCGAGGGCACGCGGGTGCGCTGCGCCTACCACGCGGGCGAGGGCCGCAGGAAGAGCACGGCGACCGCCGTCGACACCGCCGGGAGCTGCGCGTGCGTCGAGGTGTTCTGCAAGGCCGAGTCGGACGGGTTCCACGAGCACATCTACGAGGTCGGCCTCGGCGGGATCTTCACCCGCGCCCGTGTCGAGCACGGGCTGCACAGCTGGATGGACGAGTGGCAGGCCGACTACCCCGACCGGACCGCCTTCACGCTGACGCTGCCCCGCTCGACCCGCGACTTCCCGTCGCTGGAGGCCGCCTTCGCCCACCTCGGCATCCCCCGCTTCCCCGCACCCGCCTGCACCATCGACACCGAAGGAGAACGATCATGACCGTCACCCGCGAGGAGGCCGAGCAGGTCCTCGAAGCGATCAAGAAGCAGTACAAGCCGTACTGGCAGGACGATCTCGGCGACCCCTACGGCCCCGCGCCGGAGCTGTTCGAGGACTGGTCCTGGCGGGACCACTCCACCGCGTTCGCGGTGGTCTGGGAAGTGGGGCCGTTCGAGTGGGCGTACCGGGCCGGGTGCGGGGGCGTCGACCCGGAGCTGGTCGAGCTGTACGCCGCCGAGCTGGGCGGCACACGGGAGGGCCGCGCCAAGGCCCGCGAGCTGGCCCACAACGATCCCGTCCCGGTGCCGGCCGGGATCCGCCTGGAGCCCATCACCACCTTCGCGGTCGGGATCTACAAGGACTGACCGCTCCACCAGACCCGGAGGGGCGCGACACGCCTCTACGGGCGGGCACGGGCCTACCCGGATAAGTCCCTGGTGCAGGCCACTATTAGAGACAGATCAGAGGACAGGAGGTCACTGTGGACGCTGCGGAGATCCTCGCGCTGCCCCTGCGGGCGCGGCACGGAGAACTGAAGGTCGCGATGCGCACCTGGTCGGCGGAGCTCCAGGACCGCGCCGAGGAACTCGCGGCCCAGGACGCGACCACGAGGGAGATCGCCGAGGCCCTCGGCACGCCGCGAGAGGTCGTGCTGACGGGCGACGGCCGCCACGCGCACCTCGGCGAGGTGTGCGACGCGGCCAGGCACGCGCGGCTCATCCCCTACGAGCACTGGACCGCCGAGGGGCTCGTCAGCCGCGGCTTCGTCTGCCACCAGACGTTCTGCCGCCGCGTCGTGCCGACCGTCGAGCCCGCCAGCGAGCACGCCTGAGAGGAGGCCCCGCCGTGCCGCACTACCACGTCGTGATCGAGGGCGCGGTGACCTGCGTCGCCGAGCTGGAGACGGCCACGGACGCGTACCGCGCCGCGATCGCGGCGTGGCAGGCGGGAAGGCCGGCCTGCCGCTACGACGGGACCCCGTACGGCGAGTGCGCCGAGCACCCGGCCGCCGCCGTGCGGGACCACCCGTGCCAGGCGTGCGAGGACCGGCGGAGCGCCCTGGAGGCGCTCAACCACCTGGCCGACCGGCCCCTGCCGGGCGGCCACTACTTCCGGGCCGGGCGGAGCATCTACCGCCTGGCCCGCCAGAAGACCCCCTACACCGACTGCTACAGGGCCGGAGGCAGCCCATGACCGAGAACGACACCACCCCCCACGGGACACCCCGCCGCGCCACCGTGCGCGAGGTGGCCGACAAGCTCCTGGACTCGCTGCTCGCGTTGCAGCGCTCCGAGGACCCGGCCTTCACCTCGGACGGCCGGACCGGGGACGGCACCTACCCCTACGGGGCGGTCGCGGACGCCTACCGGTCCGCGCTGGCCCGCATCCCCGGCATCGCGGCCCGGGACGTCTGGGACATCTACAAGCGGACCGTGCACGGCGGGGAGCCCCTCGCCGAGGTCCTGGAGGCCGTGATCGCGGCGTGGTTCGGGCCGCCGCCACCGTCCGGGGACCGCGCGCGGGACGCCGTGTTCGCCGAGGTCCGCGCGGAAGGCGGGACCGTGGTCCGCGCGTCCGGCTACATCACCCAGGACGGGCGGCGGCTCCTGGAGCTGGGCATCGACCACCCCGCGATCTCCGTCCCCGTCTACGCCTACCTCGCCCCGGAGCAGGCCCGGCCGCTCCACGCCGGGGCGGGCGCGTGGCTGCGGGCCCACGACCCGGCGCACGCGGAGCCGATCGGCTTCGAGGCCCTGTCGGCGTCGTTCGACCGCATCGGCGAGGCGATCGACGAGTGGCTGGCGGGCCGGGCCACCGACAAGGAGACCCTGGACAAGGTGGTCGAGCAGGTCGGCGAGCATGAGCCGCCGCTCGGGCCGGACCGCTCGTAGCCGGCCGCATTGACTCCTGCGGGGGCTCGGGGACTCCATCCCCCTTGCACCCTGGGCTCCCGCAGGTCTGCCGCGAGGGGCGCTCCTGGAGCCTGGAGGGCGGCCCCGGCACGCCGGGGACCACGCGCGGGGGCCGCCCGGCACATGGCGAGTGGCATCCGCATGATCGCACACGGTGGCCGGGACACGCCGCGTGGAAGACGCCGGGATGTCCTGGTAGCTACCCTGGTCGGGCGAGGTGCGCATCTCTCCATTGGACTGGACCGGATGCGCGGAGGCCCCCGCCACCTGGGGGGTGGCGGGGGCCTTCCTCTAGCGGATCAGGCGGTGTGGAGCTCGCCGTTCTTGAGCTTGCCGGTGAAGGCTCGCCACGCGTCGGGGCTGAACGTCAGCGCCGGGCCCTCGGGGTCGACGCTGTCGCGGACGGCCACGACGGCGGGGATGTTGGTGGCCACCTCGACGCAGGTGTTGTTGGCGTCGCCGCTGTGCGAGCTCTTGCGGAAGCGGGCCTGGGACAGGTCGATCTCGTTCAT